CTCGTTCGTCGTCGTCATGGTCGGGGGCCGTCCTCGTTCGTCGTCGTCATGGTCGTCGGGGGTCCTTCTCAGCCCACGACGACGATGTTGTCGTTGCCGGGGGCGGGGTCGAGGGTGAGCACGTCGGGGTCGTCGGGGTCGTCGGGGGTGATGGTCAGCCCGGGCGCCGGCCCCGGCGTCGGCGGAGTGGGCGGTGCAGCGCCGCCTTCTACGAGGGTCATCTCGACGGGCTGGTGGGGGTTGTTTCCGGGGGCCGGGGCCCTGAGGGCCGCGCTGTAGGTCTTGGCGTTCGGGGGTGCGGTGATGAGGGTCGCCGTGATCGTGTCGCCCTCGTGGGCGGGAATGTCGACATGGGGCGATGAGGGGGTGGCGGCGGGGGTGCGGAAATCGGATGCCGCGCTGGTGGCGGTCGACACCCCCGGGGCGGGGTCCTTCTCCGGGAACAGGAAGGCCGGGGGGTTGTTGGCGGGGGCGTAGCGGCCCTCGTAGGCGATCGACACCGGGCCGTCGATTCGCGGGGCCGGGTCGGCGGCCTCGACACGGAGGGTCACGAGCGCCCCGGGCCGAAGGGGCGGGGTGGCGCCGGAGGGCGGCTTGATCTCGATCCGCATGACTTGAGGATATCACGAGGTTCCTGCCCGTTTCGGGGTTCGACACCCCCTCCGGCTTCTCCTTCTTATTACCGCGCGTGCGCGGGCGCGCGATTATAACCGGTGTTGGCGGACTGTCAAGGGGGTTTGTCGACACCCCCGCCCTTGAGGAGAGGGCGTTGAAGCGGACGGCCGGGTCGGCGGGGCGCGGAAGGGCTGAGGGCCGGGCTGTGACTGGCGGGGCTCAGGAGGAGGGGGCGAAAGAAGAGGAGGAAGGGGTTCGCATAGTAAACAGAGAAGTTGTATCGGGGTTTCGGGGCCTAGGAGGCATCGACACCCCCTTGATGATGGTGGAGAGGGGTTTTGCGGTCGGGCTTAGTCACACAGGCCGCACGGGTAACTGTCTTCGAGGAATCAAGATGTTTGGTGCTGATGGGGTGTGTTTGATGATGTGGAGTCACACCAGTAACAGATAGGTACTGAGGAGAGGAGGGGGTTGAGTGGATAAAAAAGTGTGACGCAGTAGACATATTCGGCGAAAATCTCAGATTGCGGACAAGGCCGAAATATTAGGGTTTTATGCATGGGTGTGCATAGGAAATATGCAGGATTTTCTTAGGGTGGCCTAAGGGGGACTTTTCGTTGAGATGGCTGGAGTAGGTCGGGGTGATGGGTCCGAAGTCCTATGGTACGGGCGGGGTTTGTGTGGCTGAAGGGGCTGGTTTAGTACTCGTGACGTGGAACACGTTTATGCAGCCATGGATAAAAAGAGTGCATAAACTTATATTGGGTCTCGGGAGGCGAGGAGGGCCGTTTTGACGGATCAGTCGACACTCTGCTAGGCGAGTAGGGAAGTTGGGGGTTTAGGTGGGTAGGGTGCGGGGAAAGATGAGCGACCTCACACCCGCGTGCCACGCCCCGTCGTCGAGAGCATCCGATTTCGCCTTCGCCCGGCTGCGAGCGACGTCACATTGATTTTCTCCCACGCACGCACTAAAATGCCCCGCTCAAAAACTCCCCGGTATGTAGATAGTCTGCTAAGTAAATTGTCATAACGGTACTTATCGGCACCTTTCCCTACGGTGCCAACGAAAGGTCCCCGTGGGCGGAACGCAGCTCCTACCCCAAATCGAAACGATGGGGCACTCCCACTAATTTGTTGCCTTGCTCACACACACTGTGTCAAGACACATGACTCACCGCACACAAACTCACCCTTGCACTTTCCTCCCTATGGTGCTATCACGCGCGCGTGCGTGTGCATGGGTGTGTACTGAGGCAGGCCCATATGGGTCTCCGACGCGCTGTAAGCCACGCTGGCGGCCTAACTCACCCCGGTCGGTGTAACTGCCTGGGGGTAGGGGTATGGGCCGTTCTAGGCCCCGTACAGCGACGATTCGGCTTCGAATCGTTTCAACCCAGCGTGAAAGGCTAATTCGACGCTTGTCTAATGAGTACCAATCCGAGGCCGACGTATGCGTAAAAGGCCGTCAAATATAGATAAACGTGAGCCAGGCCACAATCAAGAATAGTTAACGTAACCCAGGTCACAAAGTCAAAAATAGATAACGTAACTTAGGTCACATTTAGCGTTGAACAGGAAATAGTAAACGCAGGATTAAAGACTATCGTTTACCAAATATAGTCATCGTCTATCATCTATTATCATCTATCATATATCATCAATCATCATCTATCATCATCATCATCATCATCATCTATTACGAAGATAACGCAATATGCACTCAACCGTATCTTTATGCATATGGTCCAAGTCACATTTACCCGAACTTCACTATTTTTGGGACGAGATTTCCATACTCCCAACCCACCCTCACGCGAGATTGCTACTCACACATACACATAACAACGTTATCTTCAACCCTCATCCCCTGTGATCCCCATCTCATTCTCCATAGCATACCCAAGTCATTCTGTCTACCCCCAAATGTATGTCTTCTCCATCACACTTCTCCTCCCCGAGGATGATACGCCAGACGTAATACCACGCCGCACATACCTACGTCACACATACCATGTTTCGGCTACCCGAAACTTTCGCCCTACCCCCAACCAACCCAATCCTCTCTTCGGGACTTTTGTCCCTTGCCTTACCCCCATCCTTGTGCATCCCCGCTTCTATGTGCTCTAGGTCACGCGCTGGCGAGACGCGCGTGCGACGCAGGAGCACGCAAGGCAGCCAAGCGCATGTCGACTCCCCGCCCCATACCCCGCCATTCCCTACTCATATGTTTCACGTGAAACTGACGAGCATCATCCGTGCGCCCCGGGGATTGTCGAGATCACGAAGTGAGTCGTGCCCTCATCCCCGCCCCCAACTCAAAATGAGACGCAGAACACGCTCCACAACCGCCCTCACCCCTTGACCAGCCCTCACGGGGCGAGTACATTTATACCCGTCAGCAAGGAGCACCGATCGAAGGGAACACCGAGATGAACCCCGGGAGCATCACCCAGCCGGCCCAGATGTACGGCTTCCCACTCGCCCACTGGACCATCCGCCAGGACGGCATGACTCCCCTCATCGGGCGCCTCTATGAGGACGCCTTCGCGATCCTCACCGATCCCGACGGCGATATCGCCGCCCAGTGGCAGGACGCCATGGATGAGGGCGGCTACCGCGCCATTACCCAGAACCTCACGCTGCCCCAGGTGGTCTCCCTGGTCTCGGAGCTCCCGGCCCGCGCCATCGTCCGGCTGACGGGCATCGCTCCGAGTGACCGGGCGCGCCGGGAGATCGTGCGCATGCTCTTCGCCCCGGCCGAGGACTGAGCCCCGCTACAGCCCGGATGGTCGCCCGCCGTCGCCCATGACGGCGGGCCCGGGGGTTCGATTCCTCCGGCGGGCGCGACTCAGCACAACTGCATAGCGCGCGAACAGGACGAGCATTTGTCGGCCCCGCCATCCGGCGGACGAACTCCCGAGTTTGAACCTCAAACCTCAAAGAGACGTAGAACACAGAATCAAGCATAGACAAACCCCAACAGGCGCGCTAGACTGGAGTCATCACAAAGGGGAGGAAGAGAGCGAGGACGAAGTCCTCCGGTCTCATCCTTACCCCGGGAAGATTGAGAACTACATATTCGCGGTAATGCAATAGACGGTTAAAAATTACCGCGAGCGGCTGGCGAGCCAGACGCGATCCGTGCCCATAGGGCCGTGCGGACGCCCACGACGATGCGCAGGACCGGTCCCCAAGGGGACCGGGAGCCCGTATCATCATATGTCGTGGGACGCCCAGAACGGTCCTGGGGCGTGAGATGAACGGATTTAAGACGAAATACGCGGCCCGGTAACACCGAGCGGACGGCTCAGAACCGCCCCGGTCACCCGCATGGTGACGAGAGGACTCTGTCAGAAGAGGACCGGGCACCCATTATCATCCCCACCCAATTCCGAAAGGAACCGAAAAATGAACCTCAAGACCTGCTACCGTACCGCTGTGGCCGACCTGCGGCTGCGGATCGCGGATATCGCCCCGGCACTCGCAATCCGGGGCGGCCTTGTTCACAATCTCTCCGCCGACGGCGCCGACGCCGTGATCCGGCTCGGGACGCCGAAACGGCCCATCCTCGGGTATCTCAGCGGCGCCAAGGATGACGCCGTCCTCTATCCCGCGGACGGCGGGGACGCCATCCGTCTGGCCGACGACGACGCCCCGTGGGCGATCGCCGCACTCGCAGCCCGCTATCTGGCCGCCGAAGCGGGCGGCGGACTGCGCACGTGCGGGACCGACCGCCAGGGCGGCCGAGTGATCACGGCGCCCATCGGCGCCGGAGGCGTGATCCTGGGTCTGGGCGACGATCGTCTGCGCACTGTGGCGCAGATTCGGCGTCGGCTGCGCCGGGCCGCGGCGTGCGCGGCGGCCAGGACCATTGAGCACGCGATCGAGGCGGCCACCAAGGGCGCCTCTGTGGTGCGCAGGAACGGGAAGAGCTACGGGGACTGCGGCGTCGTCATCATCTCCGTCGACTGGAAGGATGACGGCAGCGTCACCCTCACCGGGCCCGACGGCGGCGCCCACATGATGCGCCCCGGGCGCACTGAGCCCGTCGACTGGCGGGATATGGACGATATCGTGCGGCCCGTGATCGAGGCCGCGGACGCCTACCTGCGTGAACACGACTACTATCTCTGACCCTATCGGCCCGGCCGCCCCACGGCGGAGGACGCAGTGCGGTTCGATCCCGCGCCCGGGCGCGCTGAAACGCAGCACCTTCGAAGAGAGGAACCGAAAATGAATACCAGGGCCACTGTCCCCACCCAGCGCGGCGCGGGGACTACCTCCGGAGCATCATCCCCGAAGCCGGTGTGACCGGCAACGGGAATGCGCTCTACCGGGGCCGCGTGATCGGCGCCTTCACGATCCTCGGAGACGGCATTACCGACCGTCGCGGCCACAGCGCCCCGATCGAGGACCGGGACGCCATCGCCCGATTCTTCGAGCGCGCGGCCGCCAGCGCCTGAACCCAACCCACCTTTAACCCCGCGCAAGCGGGGATGCGCCTGAAAGATCGGCGCTCCGCAACAATGCGGCCCACAACCGAAGAGAGAAGAGAACCATGACCACGATCTACCGTAACCTCACGCCCCACGCGCTGAGCATCAAGGCGCTGGACGGGGCCACCGTCGTCATCCCGCCGGATGAGCGGGGCGCCGCGCGCGTCGTGTATGACCGGCTCCCGCCCGAGCAGACCAATATCGCCGGACACGAAGTCCAGATTAGCGTGGCCGGGAGCCCGCGGGAGATCGTTGGTCTCCCCGAGCCCGAGGAGGACGTGATCCTCATCGTCGCCAAGGCGGTTAGTGACGCCGCCCCGGCGAGCCGCGGGGACCTTATGAGCCCGGGGCGCCTGCTCCGGGACGAGGACGGAACCGTCATCGGCTGCGACGGGCTGACCCGTCGCGCCTGATAAGCACCCACCCACCAATCGAAGAGAGAGAACCCAAATGAACATCCGTGACGCCGCCCCAGTGGCGGCGGCGCTCGTCCTCGCAGGCGGAATGGCCGCCGGCGTCGTCGCCCTTATCGCGTCGGGGGAGCCCGCCCCGACCACCCAGCCGGCTCCCGCCGTCGTCACGACGGCCGCCCCGGCCGGGACTGAACCCACCCACTTGGCGCCCCGGTGCTTCGAGACTTCTACCGCGGGAGCCGAGGACTGTGCTTGGGTGCCGGTCGCCGCCTGCCTCACCGATGAGGCGGGGGACGAGGCTATCCCCGCGTCCTATGACGGTTGTTACTGGGACGCCCAGGATCGCGGGAACCGCACGGGCACTAGCTACGTCATCTGGCGCCAGAACCGGGGCTGAGCCCCAAAAATCGAGCCGGCGCGGGACGAAAGTCCGCTACGGCAGCCCCGGAGGGAGAACCATCGCCCGTTCGTCGCGGGCCCGGGGCACGAATGTCGTGCAATCCGTACGGCACACAACTGAAAGGAAGAGACAATGGACGCCCAAACCCGGGAGTGGATCGTACAGGTAACGAATGACTACCTGCACGAAACCATTAAGTTTGGACGCAGGGGCATCGGCGAGTACGGCCTTTGGCTGTACCGCCTGAAGAATGATGAGGACTTCAAGGCGGCGGGAGACGTCCTGTTTCAGGCCGCCCGCAAGGGACGCAAGACTGGGGACTGGGATCCTCTGCCCAGTCTGCGGTACTGGTCCCGGGCGTTCCTGAACGAGTACAAGGCCATCCGGGACCACCGTGCCCGTCGGGCCGCCCGCTGAGCAACACTCACACACCCACGAAAACCGGGAGGAAAACAATGAGCACGAATGCCGCCACAACGCAGGCCGTTGTCGAACAGGCCCGCATGGCCTACCTGTCCCTGCGCACCGGGGACTACCGCGATCTGCGCCGGGCCATCACCCATCTGACGGCCTTCCCCACGATCCCGGCGGGCGTTGTGGCCCGGCTTGCCGTGCATGACCTGGCCCCGCAGGAAGCCAACGCCGCGCTCGTGGCTGTGCGTCTGCACGGCGATGAGGTTTTCGGCCCCACGGAGGACGGCCTGCGTCGGGAGCTGACCGACGCGCTTGAACAGGTCCTCTTCGGGTACTGAAAGGAAGAGAGGAAGACACAATGAACACGGTTGAGAACCGCATTGTCGACCCGTCCCAGTGGGACGAAGTCGGACCGCTTCTCGGGGGCGGGATTCTGCGCCCCTACGAGGAGCTCAAACGGATGCCTTACTACGCCCCGCCCGGGTTCTACGCGGACGAGGGCGTCCTTGCTTTCCAGCCGGGCTGGGACGGCCAGGAAGGTCAGGACGCCGTGTACTGGGACGGCGACGCCCGCCCCACCGTGGCCCAAGTCCGGGAGCGGATCGCATCCCTGCTCGTCTCGTCCTGGCTCGTCCAGGACCGCGGCGACGCCGGGAGGTTCTTCCTCGGCGATGAGCCGGGTTCCCTTGAGACGCCGTGGGGCGTGATCCCTGCCCATGTCGTGTTCGCCCGGCGTAAGGGCAACGACATGCCGTGGGAGAACCTGAACGCGGTCCTGGCCGATGTCGACCGAGCCCTTGAGGCCGGTGCGTCGCCCGCCGATGGGTATGTCGGCTGGCGGCTGGGGAATGTCGTGCCCGAGACCATTCGCACGGACTTCTCACGTAACTCCCTCGACGGGGGAGTCCTGGCCCGCTTCACGCCGAAGCGGGACGGCTATGTCGTTGTCTTCCTGTGGGCCGCGGACGGAACCCCGCGCGGCGGGGTTCGGGAGGAGTACGAGGACGGTGCCGTCATCCCCGTGCCCACTGAGGTCGATCTGGCCCCGGCCCTGCGGGTCTACGCCGACGCCTGAAAAACCGAGCCGGGGCGGGACGAGATTTCCATACTCGCCCGCCCCGGTAGCTCCCGTCGTGAACGTCAAGGCCGCGAAGCGGGTTCGAGCCCCGCCGGGAGCACGACCAACTCAACCGATAAGAGAGGAAGTATCATCATGAACCTGACCACCTGGCTGCACGAGCAGGCCCGGCTTGTCCGGGACGCGCTGCTCGCGGGAAACCTGAACGAGGCGAGGGACGCCCTCCGGTTCATCTTCGAGGACGGGGGTGCTCCCGAGGGGATCCGACCGGATCTCATCATCCGCCTGGCGCTGTTCCCGCTGGACGACGATGAGATCACCGGTGTTCGGAGCGCATTCATCCGGCAGTCGGACAGGGTCTTCGTGCATGAGGAGCGCACCTACCGTCTGGACCGGGAGATCCGGGCGTCCCTTTATGGCGCCCTGTACGCGGAACGCCACTGAAAGAGAGAGCAATGAACGAGAACGAGGCCAGGACCGGCTCCGACGCGCTCATCGAGCGGATCGTCGAGGCGCTGAACGTGGACACGAGCCCCGAGTGGAACCCGGCCCCGTCGTGGGCCGACCACGTGCTCACCTGGGAGGGCCTGCGACGCCTCGCCAACGACCTCCTGGGTCGCAAGCCGTACGACGGGAGGAACCCGCTGGCCGAACCCGTGACCCGGGACTTCCTGACGGCCGCCCTGAACGCAGAGGGCTTTGTCGTCCTGCCCCAGAACTGGACCGACGACGGGAACCGCCGATACGGTCCGCTGTGCCCCCGGCATGAGGCACAGCACAAGTACGAGGCGCGCAAGGTCGGGACCGTACCGGACCCGTCCTGGGTGGGAGCCGTCTGCGTCGACTGCCACCGCACCGTCGACGGCGCCACGGACAAGGTAACCATCTACGTGTGGTGAGAGCCCACATTAGCCGGGACGGTCGAAGCGGGGGTTCGACTCCCCCGTCCGGCACGGGTTCGCGGAAGAGCTGCGAACCGGAGGAAGAGGAATGAGAAGAGAGCCTTGAGAACACTTCAGCAGATCATCGCCGGGATCACCAGGGACGCGCCCTCGGCACGAGTCATGGGAGGCGTCCGCTCCTATGCCCGTATCGAGATCCCCGGGTCCGGTGGAGCGCACGCGATCATCCACCTGGCCCCGGCCGGGGAGAACAGCATCGCCACGATGCACCATGACCACAATGACGACAACGGCGGCAGGATCACCTTCCAGCGCGGCAGCCGACGGGAGGACCAGATGATCGTCGCCCTCGCCAACTTCCTGGTCCTGCACGAGGCCGTCCGCGACCGGGAGGAGAAGGAGGAGAAGTGATGGCGCTTGAGGAGATCACTTGGGACACGTTCGACGAGCGCACCCGGATCTGGATGCAGGTCCTGGCGAACATTCCGACGGAGGCGATCGTGCGCATGCTGCGCCTCGACCTGAACACCGGCGTCGTCACCCTGCGCGGTGTGGGCTGCGACCGGGTGCTCGGCGTCATCGGTGAGGACGCGGGGGAGGAGGTCTTCACCCCGCTCAAGGGCCGCCCCGTCAGGCCTATTCCCTACGAGACGGGATACGCCCGCAGCATCGCCCTGGCCGTGTACCACTCGGCCCTGAACGTCCTCGTCGGGGACCTGCCGCTGGTCTGGGACGACATGGACGGCCTGTGCTGGTCGACGGACAGCATGACGGAGAGCCTGGACGTGAACACCACGGACCTGCGCGAGTACCGGGACGCGGTCCGCCGGTTCGCGGCGTGGTGCTGGGTCGGCGACTTCGCCATGGACCTGGACGACGACCTCCCCCTCCAGGTGACCAAGGAGTCCACGCCGAACATGATCCGGTACCTCACCGGCGGGCACGGGATCACGTACTCATTCACCGCTATGAACGACCTGCTCTACGCTGCGAAGGAGAACCGATGAGCGCCGCATGGGACGACATCAAGTCGACGCTGCCCCCGGGCCTGGACGGGGCGCTGGCGTCCGAAGGACAGGAGAACAGGATCACCCCCGTGGGCTTCTCGGGGCTGGACTTCGAGGTCGCGCCCGAGTTCGACCTGATCGTGGAGCACGAGTCGGGCGAGGAGCGCGAGATCGGGGAAGACTGCACCGTCGGCTGGATCGTCGACAAGGTCCTGCGGGCGTGGCTGGAGAACGAGACCGGCTTCTACAACCACCTGGTCATCGACGCAGGGCGGGTCTTCTGGTTCAACCCCAACGTGAACCCCGAGGAGGCGACGTTCCTCGTCGACGTGTGGGAGGAGGGGTGCTGGCGCTCGGTGCAGACCCGGCTGGGCAGTGCTGTGCGGCTCATCGCCTATGAGAAGGCGAGACGGTGGGTGAGCAACGTGCTCAACTCCTGGGATCCGCGCAGTTGGCGGATCACCATCACGTCGACGGAGAAGCGCGACGATAGCACGGAGTTCCGGATCTGGGACAGGGAGTGCTACCTGCCGGTCAAGATCGTCACCGTCTACGCCTTCGGGCGCGTCGACGTCCGTCCCGCCCCCGACGGGAACCCCGACGCCGTCGAGTTCTGCCCCGGTGAGCGACCCACGGGCCTGTCGAGCGAGAGCGAGGACGTCATCAAGGCTCTGCTGAACCGGGTGAGGGAGAGTCTGGAAGCCAACAATAGGAGCGAGAAGTGAAGAACGACGATGTCGTAGCCGCTCTCGGGGCCTACATGCTCCTGGCCATGCGCGAAGCCGGGGAGTGGTTCGTGAAGGTCGAGTACCGGCGCAACGCGATCGTGCACCTTCACGCAGCCCGCAGCCAGGTGAGCATCTGCGCCTACGGCGACGTCGTCACCATCAAGAGCGACGACCCCCGCACGCCGGAAGAACTGGACGGCCTGCGCCCCGACGACATCGAGTTCGATGTTCACCCCGACGACTCGGGACGAGTGAGCCCCGGTGACCTGGAGGCCCTGAGAATGACCGCCAAGCGGGTGCGGTACCGCCACAACCCGTGAAGAGAAAGAGAGGAACACATGACCGACATGCACGAGGCCTGGAGGAAGGTGCAGCGCACCCTGCCCCACGCCCTGACCACACCCGAGTCCCTGTGGTTCCACCCGGACGGAACCATCTACCTCGACGACTACGCCAGGTACCGGGTGTCGAACACCGGGGACGGCTACCGGGTCGAGGACATCTCAGGCAGGGGGTTCGGCCTGCCGCTGACGGGGGAGTACCAGGAGGAGATCGCCGAGCACATCATCGCCGACGCCTTCGATCTGCTGAAGGACCAGTCGGGGCTCGACCCCGAGCAGGCCGACAAGTGCCTCGCCCCCGGGCCCCTGTACGGGGCGTACTCGCTGTGCTGGTTCGGGCCCGGCCCGGACGACTCCTGGGGACGCGTACTCGCCGACCTCGACAAGGCCCTGACCTTCGACCAGGCCGTCAAGGAGGCACGACGGGGCCTGTCGGTGCTCGCCATCGGGCACGCCCTCGCCGACCTGCGCAAGACCCTTGAGAACTGGATCAAGGAGCAGGTTCGTCGGGGAACCGACGACCTGTGGCTCAACAGTCTGGGCTACGAGTCCGAGGCCACGCTCGACCTCGTCGAGGACGACAACGGGGCCACCCGGTTCATGCTCTACCTGACGGCCAACTCGGACGGAAGCGCCCGGGTCCGCCTCCTCGACGACGGGGCGATGAACTACCTGCACTTCCGCGTCGGGACCGCCCCCAACGGCCTGGGCGAGGGCTATGTCGATGTCGTCGACGCCGTCCGCACCGCACTGGACCGGCTCGGGGGGCGGTACTGATGGCCCGCATCCTGAACATGACGGGGCGGCCGCTTCGCATCATCGACCCCGCCGACAGGGAGACCACCATCATGGTGCTCCAGCCTGACGGCAACTCGCCCACTGTTCGGCACCGGGACGAGGGCATGACCGAGGTTGACGCCACCGTCCCCGGCTGGAGGGGCATCACCCGCATCCCCGTGTCGTGCAAGGGGCGGGCCACGCACGCCTTCCTCCCGCCCTACCGGGAGGACACGTTCCTGGTCGTGTCGCGCATGGTGCAGCAGACCACGGAGGACCTGTTCCCCGAACGCGACGACATCCTCACCCCCGGCCGCAACATCCGGCGGAACGGGGTCCACTACGGCTCCCTTGGTTTGACGGCCTCCGGGGCCACCGCCCGCAGGCTCCTGGAGCGCTGACGGGAGCCCCCGCCATAATGAAGTTACCGTGCTTTATTGCGGAGGAATAAAGGGAGGTTCGAGTCCTCCCCGGGGGCCTGTTCACAGAACTGAAGAGAGAAAGGAATTGTCGTGAACATCAACACCAAGACCCGGGATGACTGGGACGAGTTGGCTGAGGCCCTGTCGAAGGCCCTGCCCGACGGCGTCGAAGCCCACTTCCCCGGCAAGGAAGAGGACGAGGACCACGACCTGAGACTCATCCCCGGCGAAGGTGGAGAGGCCCGCCTGGTCATCGACCTGGGCGACGCCGACACGGCCCACAGCGAGGAGACCATCCACCTCCAGTGGGGTCGCGACGAGGGCGCGGACGAGCACGACCCCGACCTTCAGTGGTGGACTCGGGACTGGTCCCGCTCTGGTGTCGGGGATACCGATAGCCCGCAGGATATGGACGAGGCCATGAGCGAACTGGCCGGGGACGTCATCGGCACCGCGCTCGACATGATCCACCACCTGGCCGGAGGCGAGCGCGAGGACGGGAAGATCTACTACAACGACGAGGGCAGCGTCGAGGTCGACGATGACCTGAGGGCGGTGCTCGCCGACGCCTACGACAAGGGCGCCATGGACGTGAGGTCGTTCATCCGCGAGACCATCGTGGACAACATCGACCTCCAGCCCGGGGAGGGTTTCGCCGACGTGAGGCAGGACCCTTCGTCGGACTGGATCTTCGTCAACGAGCGCTCCGGGCGGGCGCTGAGCCTGGATGTCGACCTGCGCTACCCGGAGGACGGCGGCTCACGGTGCATGGTCGCCCGCATCTCGGCGAAGAACAGCGACACGTTCTTCATCAAGCGGGCGTCGGAGGCGATGATGAGTCCCGAGGACTCCTCGGAGATGCACGCAGCCGTCGACTGGCTGATCGACGAGGACGCCGAGGAGGGGGAGGAGTGACCCGCAGACCCTATAAGGACATCATGGCCCGGGCGCTGGCCAAGCATACGGGCGTGTCGCTGGACGACATCGAGCATCTGGACCACGCCCGCGGGGTTCGCACCCGGGACGGGTCCTACATTCTGGCCCTGTTCGGGGCCCCCGTTCGCGGCCTCGTCGTCAAGCACAGGCAGATCCGCGTCACTCGGAGCTTGAAGCACCTGTCGGCGTCGGACGTCGAGGACCTACTCGTCGAGGCCGACAAGCGCCTCGACGCCTACTGGACGGCAGTGAACGTCAGCCTCGAACGGGCCCAGTGGATCGTGGCCCTGAAGGAGAACGAGATCGTCCTGTCGAATGACAGGGTGCTTCGCTACGATGAGGCCTTGAGGGCCTTCAAGTGAAGAGCGAGAGAGGAAGAAGGAAGAGAGATGGCAACTGACATCGAACACATGGTTGTCGACATCGTCAACATGAACCTGGACGGGCTGCCCCGCTACCCGTTCGGGCACCCGAACGCGGGTGAGGACGACAGGGACTACTGGCAGGCGGTGGACGAGCTCGCCCACCACCCCCGCTTCAACGACACGCTGATGGACCTGCCCTTCGAGGTCCGTGTCGACTGCGAGGGGGCCCTGCTGTGAGAGGCGCGGAGGAGAGGATCAAGGGCCACCTGCCCAAGGCTATGCGCAGCGCCGTCTATTTCCAGGACGGCCAGGTCACCTGCGACTGGGACGACAGGACCGCCTGGCGTTACGAGGACACCTTCGGCTGCATGACCATCTGGTCGGGCGGGCACGAGCAGGACATCACCGACGTCGCCGCCGCCATGTACCTCACCGAACGGGCGTTCACCGACGACATCCTGCCCAGCCTGGACCGGGCACTCGACGGAATCTACAAGTTCAACGTCCGCAAGGGGACCGTGCGCCTCAGGGACTCCGGTATGGGGCCCTTCCTGGACCTGCGGGCGCACGACTACTACAACGACGCCGTAGAGGCAGGGATCAGGGCCCTGGCGGACCAGACGATCCGCCTGATCGCCGCCGACGCGGCCAAACGGCTGGGGCCGCACATCATCGAGCGCACGGGCGACGGCTCCACGATCATTACGACAACGCAGGGGACCGTGTGCATGAATCCCAAAAGCACAAACGGGTACGGGTCCGTGCAGGTCGTGGTCGACACTCCCCGGCAGCACGGTGTCGAGCGCATCGCACCCGGGGGCGCCCTGCCCCGCTACGTTATCTGGGACCTTAACAACCCCACCGAGTGAAAGGACAGCAACATGCTCAACACGAAGATTCTGCGTAACGGCCGGGGGGTCACCGTCGCCAAACTGCGCGGTGTCGTCCGCCGGGTCTCCAAGACCTCTGAGATCGAGGGGATGGAGTGGTCGGTGTTCGCCGACCGGGTTGTCGCCCAGCGCGACGCCATGGACTCCCTGGGTGGGGCTGAGGAGGCCGTCAGCATCATTGACGACGCCCCCGACGGCCAGAACTGGTCCGTCGTGTTCACTCCGGAGCGGGGGCGGCGGTGAACTTCGAGTACTTCAACAAGCCCGGACGACCCTACACCGACGACCGCATCGAGCTGTGGTGCGGGGACACGAGGGAGGCTCGGCGAGTGCGCTGGGATGACCTGGACGATCTGCTCAGCAGGATCCTGGAGATGGGCGGGGCCTGGGGCGGCGAGAAGGAGCGCGAGGCGTGGAAGTCCTGGGCGCACTCCGTGGTCCTGGCGTCCACCGCCCAGCGCGCCCTGGTCCACCGCCCCGTGGGCTTCGCTCGCCTCGACGACGCCCCCGATGGCACGCAGTGGATGCTGCGAATCAATCCCTACGAGGCCCCGGCCGGAACCGACGTGGCGAGGAAGGAGGGGGACGATGCCGCGGTTTCTTGAGGCCCAGTACTTCGACCGGCTGTACGAGGCTGTCGTAGCCGCCGGGCGCCATGTCGAACGCCACGGCGAGTGCTTATTCTGGGAGGATGAGTTCGGGGCCTGGGATGTGGGCCCCGGCCCGATGGGCCAGGAAGTTCTGGTTCGGCGCCGTGTTGACCTGCCCGACACCAATGAGGTGTGGCATTTCAATGTGATGTTCGGCCCTTATATCTGTCGTGACCCCGACTTCTTCGTGGGAGTGGCGCTCCAGTACATGGCCAACTGGACCCCACAAGAGGCCCGGAAGAATGAGAAGGAGGAGAAGAACAAGAATGAGCGCTGAGGACAAGAGGACCAACGAATTGGCCCTGGCCATGTTGGGTCTGCGCGTGGCCATGATCCGCAAGGGGTACCGGCCCCTGCCCATCGACGAAAGCAAGGGGGCCGAGGGCCTGTGCATGATCGTGTGGATCATGGGCGGCCAGGAGTGGACGGCGGCCATCACCGCCTGGGACGTGCTCACCCTGATGCGGCGCACCGGTCGGGCCGGGGAGCTCATCGAGATCAACCTCGACGTTGCCCGGCTCGACAAGCCGGACCTGATCGTGGATCGGATCCTGCCTTCGCTCCTGTTCATCGACATCCCCGTCAAGTAACAACAGGAAGGAAGAGGGATGCACAACTACATCGAAGACCGGCTCAAGGCGCACCTGCCCAGCGACTTCCCGCTGGTGCGGGTGTCGGCCGCCTTCCTGGAGAACGACAAGTGGGACGACGAGGGCGGCGCGGACGTGAGCATCTGCATCCGGCAGCCTTGGCTGTGGCACGTGCTGGGCATCCTGAGGGGCCCGTACTACTACCTGCGAGACCACGGCATCATGGCCCCGGAGATCGCCTTCCACATCAACGAGCCCGATCTGCTCACCGACGGCGAGCACATGGGCTACCAGCGCTGCGGCGACGTCGTCTACTATCGTGGCGACAACGTGGACGACATCCTGCGCGACCTGACCGCCGACGTCGAGGACCTGGCCCGCAACACGCTGAAGAAGCACGGCGATGGAGCTTCGTGACTACCAGGCGGCGGCGGTCGAACAGGTCGCCGCCGCCGGGGGCACGGGCCTGCTGGCCTGCTGCTTAGGCTCCGGGAAGACCCTGGTGTCCCTGGCCAGCACTGAGAGGACGCTCAAGTACGACGCCAAGGAGCCTAAGGACGCCCGCGTCCTCATCGTCGCGCCCCTGCACACCATCGACGGCTGGCGACGACACGTTCGTGAAGTCTGGGGCATGGAGCTGCGCGAGTGTGCGGCCAAGGGAGCGAACAGGAAGGCGAACCTCGAAGCCCTGTGGGACAGGAACGAGAAGGGGGTCTTCTTCATCGGCTGGTCCCTCATGACCGCCCGCAACAAGCACAAGAAGAAGGACAACCGGACCGGGAAGATGGTCTCAGCGCCCGACACGCACGCCTTCGGAGGCACACTCTTCGACGTCGTCATCGCCGACGAGGTGCACCGGGCCTGCAACTACAAGTCCCTCAACTCCAAGGTCCTATGCCGGATCCGCGCGAAGCGGCGACTGGCCCTGTCGGCCACGCCGGCAGGCAACTTGCCCGTCAACATCTTCGGCGCTCTGCACTTCCTGTGGCCCGTGCGATACACCTCCTTCACCCGCTTCGCCGACTTCTTCTTCGAGTCCGCGCCCAACTACTACTCCGAATCCGGGTACGGAAAGCTCTACGGCGAGGAGAAGTGGCCCGGAAGAGTTCGGGCCACGACGCCGTGCTGGGTGTCGGTCACCCGCCAGGAGGCGCTGCCCGAACTGGCCGACGTCGACATCCGCCGCGTGGCCGCCACCATGACCCGGGAACAGACGCGCATCTATCGTGCGTGGCGGGACAAGGCTATCGCCTGGCTCGACGACCACCCCGTGGCCGTAAACCTCCCCGTCGTCCTCGACACCCGCCTCCAGCAGGCCACCCTCGCCCAACCCGTCGTCCTGGACTACGCCACCTCAACCGGCGGGACGAGAGAGGTCGTCACCTTCGACAAGGACGCCAAGAGCGGCAAGATCGACGCCCTGCTCGACATCCTCCAGGACCTCGGCGACGAGCGGGTCATCGTCTTCACGCACTCCCGCAAGTTCCTTATTCCCCTGCGGTGGCGGCTGGAGAAGGCGGGCTACCGGGTGGAGCAGGTCAGCGGGGACGACCACGAGGGCTGGCGCACGTTCCGCGATGACCACGAGGTGCAGATCCTCCTGGCCGTCGTGTCCGCCATCGCCGAGGGCGTCGACGGACTCCAGACGGACTGCCATACCGAGATCTGGCTGTCGAGGGACTCCTCCCTGGTCATCAACGAGCAGGCCCAGGGGCGCCTTCACCGCTCCGGCCAGAAGCGGGGTGTCGTGCGCTACCTGGTGCAGTGCCCCGGGACCATCGACGACACTGTCGTCGGAAGACTCGCCGAAAGGCACCGCGCCCTGACGGAATCAGGGCTCATCTAGAAGGAAGAGAGGAACAGTACGTGAACGATGACGCACTGTCCGAACTGATCGAACGACGGGCCGGGCTCATCGAGGCCCGCTCCGCCGTCAACAGGCAGCTGACCGGCCTCAACCAGGCGATCACCGCCGAGATGACCCGGAGGGGACTCGACCGCTACGACGGCGCCGTGCTCACCCGACGGTCGCACTTCCGCCCCTTCGTCGCCGCCGCCCTGCTCGACGAGAGGCTCGTGTCGACGGACGAACGGATGGGCGTGTACAAGGAGGTCATCGACCCCGGGGCCCTGAAGGAGCGGTTCCCCGACATCTACGCGCAGGCCTGCGAGCCCGGCGAACCCTACCTCGTGCAGCGGGTTCGGAGCGACGGCGAAGACGAGGGCCTGTGATGTGGGGCTCTGAGGCCACCGGCCGAGCCCTGGAGATCGTCGGCGCCCCCACCGACCGGGACCGGCAGCGCCACGTCGGGCCCTCCGAGCTCGGAGAGGTCTGCGAGCGCTGCCTGGCCGACAAGATCCGCGGCACCTACGAGGACAAGAGGGCGGGCACCCCGCTCGCCCCGCTGCTGGGCACCGCCTTCCACCTGCTCGCCCAGCAGCGCTTGTCGAACTCCCCCGAGGGACGGGCCGGACTGATCCTCGTGGAGAAGCGGGTCGACGTCGCCCAGATTGACGGCTACGGGCCGATCAGGGGCACTGTCGACCTGTTCGACATCGAGCGCAGGGAGGTCATCGACTGGAAGGTCCTGTCGAAGGCCCGCATTGCGGGGCTCTCCTCCGTGGTGCACACCCGCCTGGACGGGTCGGTCCTGATGGACCGGGACAGGATCATCTGGGAGACCGCGTGGAAGTACTACGCGCAGATGATGCTCTACGGCTACGCCCTGGAGCGCGACGGCTACGAGGTGGAGCGGGCGAGCCTGCTCATGATCCCCCGTGATGCGTCCACGGACGTTCTGCCGGGCTGCGCGAGGGTGCTGGTGTTCCAGTACCGTCGGGCCGTCGCCGAGGCCGTCCTGGGCCGTTTCAGCGAGCTCGTGGCCCGGGTTCGTAGTGAAGAGGCAGGAGCGTCGAGCGGGGAGTACGAGTCCTCGCCCGGCTGCTACCGCTGCAAGCGACTGAAGAAGGAGGAGGCCGACATGGCCGCATGGGGAGGTATGCCGTGACCGGCATGATCGAAGAGACGCTGAGGAAGGCGGGGTGGGCGCTCGACCGGCCCCGCAACAACCTGGGCCGCTACAGGGCTGTCTACACCAAGGACGGGCGTCAGCTCGCCCTGATCGCCTGGTACGACGGGGCCGTGGCCGTCTACGAGTGGAGCACGTCCCTGGGCTGGACGCGATCTTTCATGGGCGCCTCGGATGACGTTCTGCGCTGGGTCGAGAGGGAGGCGCGATGAGGGGCTCCTCCATCCGCACCAGGAGCATCGACCGGGTGCTGAAGCGAGCCGAGCGCATGCCCGGCCTCGTGGTCGACGGCGGCGAGGAGGTTCGGCTCCTGTGCGGAGACAGCACCACGATGTGGACCATCACCAATGAGCTCAACGTCGACACCGAGCCGCTCGTCCTCACGTTGACCCGCCCCGCCGTCATGCACAGGAGCGACCGCATCGAGTGCACCCTGTCCAGTCGGGGTGAGGTCGTCGACCTGCGCACCGGGGAGGACCTGGAGCGTCTGCTGGCCCTGTGGCGCCTGCGCGGCGTGGAGGGCGCCGAGCTCGTCGACACCCTGCTCCTGCCGGGCTGGAAGCAGCTGGCGCTGTTCCCGCTCGATGAGGGTCCGGGAAACAACGGCGGGGAGGCGGCCTGATGTCGACATCGGCTTTTGATAAGATGCTCGCCGCAGCCGGTTTCACGGCGGAGGATCCGCAGGAGCTCAAGGATATCTCGGTACTCCTTTACGGAGGGGCGGGCAGCGGCAAGAGTTCTCTGTCCGCCACCGCCTCCAAGGTCGAGGAGATGGCCCCGGTGCTCTACCTCGACTTCGAGCGGGGCACTCTGCCCCTGCGTGACTGGGGCGACCTGGACAGGATCACCATCATCCACCTGGACTCCTGGGCCGACACCCACCGGTTCATCGCCCAGGTCGTCCGGCCCACGATGAACAGTAGGTCCTTCCCCTACCGCACCGTCGTCTTCGACACCATCGACAAGCTCCAGGAGCTCATCGTGGGCGAGTCCCGTACGGCCAATCCCGGCAACAACTACAAGCCGTGGACCGACGCCTACGACAATGTCATGACGCTGATCAACGCCTTCATGCGATGCGATGGCGTCAACCTCCTGGCTCTCACCCACGTCGCCCGGGTCACCAACTCGGTGACCGGGGAGACCGAGATCGGACCGGCCTTCCGGGGTCAGCAGTCCGACAAGCACATGCCCTCCAACTTCGACTTCGTCGCCTACATGAGGTCGGGCAGGTTGGAGAGCGGGAAGTTCGCCGTCCGAGCGGACTTCGCTCTGCCGGGGGCCATCACCAAGCGTCGGGTCAAGGACTTCCCCGACTTCTTGGAGAACCCCACCATGGGCCGGGTCTGGATGCTCGCTCACAACACCGAAGCCACTACCAACACCACCACAACCAATAAGGAGAACGCATGACCACCAACAACGACCCCTTCGCCTCGTTCGCCCCCGCCGGTACGTCCGGCGCGGACCTCACCGCCCTGGACGGCCTCGACCTGTCCCAGGTGGAGGTCGCGGAGGAGTTCTCGTTCCGTGCCCCCGAGCCCGGGTACCACAACGCCGTCGTCACCAAGACGGAGTGCCGGCTGTCGTCCAAGGGCCTGCCGATGGCCGTCCTCACGTACGCCATCGACGACACCAACGACCCCGACCACGGTGTCGTCGTGCTGGGGTACACGGTCCTCTACTTCAAGCGCACGGAGCAGGGGCGGACCACGCGGGTCCTCAACCCCGGTTTCCGGCGGATGCTGGAGGCTGTGGACCTGTGGCGCGAGGACCCGCGTGAGCGGGCGCCCATGCTCAACGCGGCTGGGCTGAAGACGACTGTCGACCGCCTGTTCGCTCTGATGCTGCGCCGCAAGTGCACGATCAAGACGTCGGTGGCCCCGCCGCGTCAGCGCGTGGACCGCGAGACCGGGCAGCCGATGTTCAACCCCGACGGCACCCCGCTGATGGGCAGCCCGCGGGGGCAGGTCGACGAGGTGGAGTACGAGCCGGTCGACAGCTCGACCACTCCGTTCTGATCCCATGATGACCGGCCGGGGTCCTGCTGCATGGCGGGGCCCCGGCCGTGTCGGGGAAGGAGAAGCCATGCTTTTGTTCTACTACGAGAAGAATGAACTGCGGGCGTTCGTCGATGACGACGGCGCCTGGTTCGTCGCCGCGGACGTGGCCGTGGCCCTGGGGTACCGGGACTCGCCCAACATGCTGCGCAGGTTCAGCAAGAACGAGGTCCGCTGGTTCAAGGTGTCTGGGCGCCGGGGGGTACATGATGCCAGGGCGGTGTCGGCCCGGGCGCTGATCGGCCTGGCGTTCCGGTCCCGGTCCGAGCGGTCCGAGGGCTTCTACCGCTGGCTGCTGGATGAGGTCCTGGATGTCGAGCTGCGCAAGGACGCCAGGGAGCGGGCGAGAGAGGAGGGACGGGGGATGGTATGAGTTGGGCTCACGTCGCCCTGCGCCCTGTCTGCGAGGCGCTCGGTCTGGACGTGCACTCGCAGCGTCACCGGCTCCAGCGTCAGTCCTGGGCAGTTGAGGTCATGATGACCTCGGTTGCCGCGGATGGCAAGGTCCGCGAGATGGTTTTCATCGACCGGCGCACGTTCACCATGTGGCTGGCCACCATCGGTCCACGTCTTGCGGGCCCCCGCGGTAGTAGGGTAGGGTAGTCACCATCGGGGCCGACCGAGAGGTCTCGACCAGTCGCCAAGAAAGAGAGGAAAACTGTGACGGACACTGCACTGACCCCGTTCCACTACGGGGACGAGAGGCTCCGAGCCTACGAGGACGAGAAGGGCATGGCCTGGTTCATCGCCGCCGACGTCGCCCGCATCCTCGGACACCGTGATGCCGCAAACACCATCAAGGGCGTCGACGAGGACGAGAGGGGTACTACCATTGTTAGTACCCCTGGAGGAGAGCAGACACTCAGCACCATCTCCGAGGCTGGACTGGTTACGGTGCTCATGCGGGCTCGTGTCGAGGCGGCCACGCCGTTCCGACGCTGGGTCACCCACGAGGTCCTGCCGTCGATCCGACGGACCGGGTCCTACAGTCGGCCCGGGGCGGCGCCGACCGCAACAACCGGCTTCGAGATCCAGGCCCGTGTCCTCGACACCCTGAAGAACGTCATCGCCAGGGACTACCTGGAGGCCAAGGCCAAGATCGTCCTGGCCCGGGCCATGGGCGACACGCCCGAGATCGAAGCGAGCGCGCGACCCCTCTACATCCAGGACTACATGCGCGAGCAGGGGGTGTCGAGCGACAACATCAAGAGCTACGCCCCCACCTTCGGCAAGTACGTCAAGAAGGCCTACAAGGCCGAGCGGGGTGTCGAACCTGGCAAGCGCTTCGACGAGACCCCTTCCGGTCAGGTCCACGAGGTCTGCGTCTACACCGAGGCCGACCGCCCGATCTTCGACTGCGCCTGGAGCGAGAGCTACGCCAAGGGCTTCCCGGAGAAGAGGGAAGCCAAGAAGAACAAGGAGAAGAAGTGATGGACAGAACACAGAACATGCACTACGAGGGGCATGTCATCCGCACCTACCACGACGGCCGCCACCTCTGGTTCGCCGCCTCGGACCTCGCCAGGGCCCTGGGGTTCCGTGACGGGTACGCCATCGCCCGCTCGGTGGCCGACGGGGACAAGGCGTACCCGGAGCTGGAGACCGAGGGCGGACGACAGAGGAGCGCGATCATCTCGGACATCGGGCTCATCGTGTTCGCTTCGCGATCCCTCAAGCCCTCCGGTCGCAGACTTCTGCTGTGGGTCCTGGACGAGCTCACATCGTAATAAGAAGAAGAGGAGTAACCGATGACCCTCGACGAACTCATCGAGAAGCTGACGCAGATGCGCGACAAGGAGGGAGGCGACACCATCATCGTCGTCCGAGGCTACGAGAGCGGCTACGACCGCGTCGACGACGTCGACACCCTCGACGTCTACGACAGCCGCGCCCGAGGAGGCCACGAGAAGTGGTGGGACGGACGCTACGACGAGAGCGCCCTCTGGGCCCACGCTCAGGGCACCGACCCCGTCCACGTCGTTCACCTGGTGAGCGCCACTGACAAGACCTTCGACTGACGGCCGGGCCCCGGCGTCGCTAAACTGACGGCGTCGGGGCCCCGTCGTCCCCGCGGAAGAGACGGAAACAAAGAAGGAAAAGAAAGAGAACCATGGCCTTCTTCGAGGAGGTACTGCCAGACGCGCCCGGCTGGGTGCCCATCATCACCAAGGACCCCTTCGGGCGCCTCACCGTCTTCAAGTGGTTCTCCTGGCCCGACGAGAAGGCCGCCATGGGGCGCTACGTCGAGGCTCACGGCGCAGGCGACGTCTACTTCAAGCCCATGACGTTCACCCAGCCCCCCTCCCTGACCGACCCCCGCCACGCCACCAAGGCCAACGTGCTGCGCTGCGACGTCGTCTACTGCGACGGCGACGACATGGACCCCTCCAAGCTCGCCATCCTCCCCACCACGTTCGTGCGCACGTCCCCCGGCCACTGGCACGGCTACTGGCGGTTCCTGGACGCCGAGAACCTGTCGAACAACGACCTGGAGGACCTGTCTCACGGACTGTACAACGCTCATGCCGCCGACGGCATGGACCGCGGCTGGCCCCTGGCCAAGATGCTGCGCGTCCCCTGGTCCTACAACACCAAGCCCGAGTACGGTGCGCCGTTTCGCGTCACCCAGTACTCCGAGGAGACCGTCAGGAGAAGAGGGGCGGGCGGTGTCGACCTGGTCGAAATCCAGCGCGAGGGCGAGGCCGTCACCGTCGCCGAGTTCGCCGCCCACTACCCCCCGGCCGAACCGCTGTCCCAGGAGGAGCTCGACTCCAAGGTCCCCCAGGAGCAGGACCCCAACGAGATCTACCGCCTGCTCGCCCTGGTCAACAACTCCGTCGCCAACGACCTGTTCATGATCCGCCCCGAGATCGGCGACGACTGGTCCGCCCGCATGTACCACCTCCAATGCATCCTCATGGAGGCCGGGTTCGACGCCCGCTCCTGCTACCTCGTCCTGCACGAGGCCGCCTGCAACAAGTACCGGCGCGACAACCGCCCCGACATCGACTTGTGGGTGCAGGTTCAGCGCGACGCCGCAAGGTGGAGGCAGTACCACGACGGCGAGGACTTCATCATGGACGACGACGCCGACATCCTCCGGGTCCTCGGGCTTACGCCCTTGGAGGGAGTCAACCAGTTCGGCGACGAATCTTCGCCAGAAGCGCTTGTCGACCGCCTGCCCTCCGTGCTCGACGCCGACGCCAACGGCCTGTACTGGACGCGCGTGCAGTTCCTCCACCCCGAGGAGCAGCCCATCAACGACACGTTCATCGACGCCTTCACCTCATGGGTGGGGCACAAGTCCCCGCAGGCCCCATGGGAGTTCTCCGTGGCGGGCGGCCTGGCCATGCTCTCCGCCCTCCTGTCGCGCTACGCCAAACTGCCGCTCACCTTCACCGACATGGGCCTCAACCTCTACTGGTTGGTCCTGGGCCGCACCACGCAGTCCCGCAAGAGCACCGCCCTGCGCCTGGCCCGCGGCGTCCTGAACGACGTGGCTGAGGAGGTGGGTGTCGACAGCAGCGGCTACGAGGCCCCCGAGGACGCCACCGCCGAGGCCCTCCAGGAATGGCTGGGCGACCTGCCCCGCCTGTCCACGCTGCTCAGCGTCGACGAAGTCCAGGACACCTTCGCAGCCGCCTCCCGCAAGGGCTCCTACATGGCCTCCTTCATCCCCATGCTCACCAAGATCTACGACGGGCGCGTGCCCGCCATCCTGCGCAAGACCGGGGGCCTGGCCAGAAAGGGCGGTGTCGACCACCAGATGTCGTTCTACGGCACCGGCATCTTCGACCTCACCGCCCGCTACCTGACCATGGAGCGCATCATCTCCGGCTTCGTGCCCCGGTGCCTGGTCGTCGTCGACTCCCGCGAGGGCTTCGACCCCGGTGCCAACGACGTCGCGTGGCGCACCGGCGAGCGGGCCCGTGTCGACCAGGTGCGCGACATGCTCATCCACCACCTGACCTCCGTGGTCAAGCACTGGGACAAGGGATTCCAGGCCGCCGTCCCGGTGTCGGGTCCGTTCGACGACCTGCGCGTGCCCCTCAAGTGCAATGAGGACGCCCTGGAGCGGTGGAAGTGCTTCGCCTACGACGTCACGTTCCTGGCCGCCAACCACCCGCTCAACGCCGTGGCCCTGTTCCCCACCTGCGAACGGCTGTCGTTCTCCGCCCTGCGGGTGGCGGCCCTGCTGGCCATGACGGAGATGAAGGACACCATCGAGCTGCGCCACGTCGTCAAGGCGATCGACCTGGCCGGGACGTGGGCCAGGTGCGCCGAGGCCCTGGTCAACCAGGTCGACTCCAACGGGTTCTCCCGCATGGTGTCTGACGTCGAGCAGTGGGTCGCCTCCCAGCCCGGTCACCGGGTGTCGTACGCGGCCTTGGTCACCAAGTTCCAGAACAAGTTCGACGGGCCCGAGGCGCTCACCCGAGTCCTCATGCACTGTCAGAAGAAGGGAACCCTGCGAGACATTCTGCCAAACCCCGAACGCCCGGGTGACCGCGAGGTCGTCTACACCGCCCGGACCGTAACCGACGCATAGCAAACCAGCACAACAAGAAGAGAGAGAGAACCATGATCACCCACCGAGAGCCGGCCAAGACCATCTACTCACCCCACCCACTCCTGGGGGCGCTGCTCGACCACCGCTTCGGCGACTGGCGCATCACGTCCCTCGACCCGGCGGGGTGGACGTCCACCCGCGGCGCCGTGTTCGACATCAAGTGCGTCTTCTGCGGACGGCACAGCCAGGCGTCCGCGTCGGGGCTGCTCGAAGGGCCGCTGTGCGGCTGCAAGGCGGGCATCAAGGCCAAGGGGCGCCAGCGGGCCGCGAGCGACCTGCGCCTGCGCAAGTCCCTGCTCAAGCGGGCCGACAACTGGCGCAAGAGCCCCGGGGGCATGACGTGGGCCAACGGCACGGAGGCCGTCAACTGGGTCCTGTCCAACTTCAACCTCCCCCCGTTCGACGACATGGACGGCTGGTCGTTCATGCGTCCCGACAGCAGCCTGCCGTGGGGGCCGGACAACATCGACTTCCGCCCCAAGTTCGAGGTGCGCCAGAAGGTCGGCGAGGTTCCGTGGCGGGTCAAGGGCGAGGAGCGCCGCCGTATCAAGGCGCAGGAGCAGGAACAGGAGGCCGACGGTGAGTGACTTCTGGGCCGCCAAGCCCGTGTTCCTGGTGCCCGACCCCCGTGACCTGACGGAAGAGCAGATCGGGGTGCTGTGCGACATCAAGTCGGCTATCGGTAAGTCCATCGACCTGGCCGGGCCCGACTGGCCTCTGGACCCCCGCTGCCCGGCCATCGGCCTGTTCGGTGTCGAGGGTCCGTGGACGGCCCCCGCCGACGGCGGCTTTGACGAGATCTGGCCGCTTGTCCTCCAGGGCCGTTGGACGGTGAGCGCCTCGGAGAAGGGCGGGGCGCCGTGGATGACGCAGGACGTCCTGTGGATCGACATCGAGACGTACTCGCCCGTCGACCTGGCAAAAGCCGGAGTGTATAAGTATACAGAGCACCCGGATTGGCGGATCCTCATGTGCTCCTGGGCTCTGAACGACGGCGAGGTGCATCGGGCCGAAGGGCACGAGGCGATCCTCAAGATCCCCGGCCTGTTCGACAAGAAGGTCCTCAAGATCGCTCACAACGCCTCCTTCGAGCGCGTCAACCTGTCGAGGCTCAAGAGGCGGGGATTTCTGCCACCCGAGCAGTTCTTCGACACCGCCGCCCTTGCACGGGCGTGGGGGCTGCCCGCCTCCCTGAAGGACTTCGCCCTGGCCATGGGCGCTGAGGAGAAGGACGAGGCCGGAGCCCGGCTCATCAACCTGTTCTCCAAGCCGAATCGGCGGGGTGAACGAGTGAACCCCGCTGAGCGGCCCGACGACTGGGCGGCGTTCGGCGCCTACTGCGACCAGGACGTGGAGACCATGCGCGACGCCGCCAAGAGGCTCGCACGCGACTTCCCCCGCGACGAGCGCGCCGTCTACGAGGTCGACCAGCGAATCAACGATCGGGGCGTTCGTGTCGACGTCGAGCTGGCGAGAGCCGCCGAGCGCTGCTTCAAGGACAACCGGGCCGAGGCGCTGAAGGAGATCGAGGAAATCGCCGGTGTCGACAACGGCAACTCGGTGGTCCAGCTGAGGGCGTGGCTGAAGAGCCGGGGTGTCGACACGGAGGACCTGCGCAAGGACACGGTGAAGGACCTGCTGGAGGACGAGATCCCCGACGACGTCCGCCGGGTGCTCGTGCTGCGCCAGGAGTGTGCGGTGTCGGCCGCGGCGAAGTTCACCGCCGCCATCCGGGCCACGAGCGGTGACGGCCGCCTGCGGGGCACTATGCAGTACTTCGGTGCGTCGACGGGCCGGTTCGCCGGTCGGCTCATCCAGTTCCAGAACCTGGCCCGCGATGGCTTCAAGAAACCGGGGCCGGACGGTGGCTACGACACGCAGGCTGAGGGGCTGGCCGTCGACAGGCTGCTGTCGGGGGGCTCGGTCCCCTCGCCTGAGCTGAAGAAGCTGATCCGACCGTTGCTGATGGGTCCGTTTGTCGTGTGCGACTACTCGTCGATCGAGCCCCGGGTGCTGGCGTGGCTGGCCGGTGAGCAGTGGATGCTCGACGCGTTCCACAACGGCGAGGACATTTATGTCGCCACTGCTGATAAACTTGGAGGGCCGGAAAGAGGCTTCGATCGGCAGCACGGCAAGGTTATGGTACTCAGCTGTGGCTATCGCGGGGGCGTTGGTGCGGCGCTCAAAATGGGCGGTCGGAAAATCATGCCGAAAGGCACCCCGGAGAATATTCTCCGCAAGGAATTGCAGGCCATCATTAACAATTGGCGCGACAAGTCCCCCGCCGTCCGGCGCTTCTGGTCGCAGCTGGAGCGCATCCTCTACACCGGTGGGGGTGTCGAAACCGGCCTGGTCAGCATCGAGGTCAAGGGGCAGGACCGCTACGTGTGGCTGCCCTCCAAGAGGCCCATCGTCTACCGGGGCCTCACCCGCCGCTGGAGGCAGCCCCTCGACGTCGACGGCACCCCGCTGGGTCCGGCCCGCCTCGTACCCCACGTCCTCAACACGGGGGGCGACAGGGCCCGGGTCCCCTACAAGCCCCTGCACGGGGGCATCATCACCGAGAACATCGTGCAGGCCGTCGCACGCGACATCCTCGTCCAAGCGCTTCGCGCTTTGGAAGAGGCCGGGTGGCCCGTCGTCACCCACATCCACGACGAAGTCGTCTGCGAAATCCCTGAGAATAGGCGAGGTCTCGAAGAGACCGAGCTTATTACCGAAGTGTCCGAGATCATGTGCCGTCCGCCCGCCTGGGCCGACGACGATCTCGTGATCAAGGCCGCCGGTTACACCTGCCAGCGGTACCACAAGGAATGACAAGAGAGGAAGAGAGCGTGTCCGACGACATGATCAACCACCCACCCCACTACAAGCTCGGCGACCGCGAGGTCATCGAGATCACCGAGCACCTGGACTTCCTGTCCGGCAACGTCGTCAAGTACATCTGCCGCGAGGGGCGCAAGAGGGGCGCCGACCCCCTGGCCGACCTGTACAAGGCGCTGTGGTACCTGGAGCGCAAGATCCGCCTCTACGACGGAATCCACGACAACATCCGGCACTCCGACTGCGCCCCGTACGCCTTCATCCGCGACGCGAAGATCGTCCTGAAGGCCGCCGGTGTCGACACCACGAACGTGACCGCCCTGGCGGGCATGCTGTTCACCCGGGGCGGGCGCCTGTACTACAACACCTGCGTCGACCCGGAGAACGTCGGCAGCCACGGATACGTGGAGGCCTCCGTCCCCTGGCCCAGCGATACCGAGCTGCGGCTCCTGCGCGCTCAGCGCGACCTGAAGTACCTCGACGAGGAGCGAGCCGAGCTCGCCGACACCATCCGCCGCCTGGCCGCACAGGTCGAGGCCGGGAACAACAAGAAGGAGAGCACCGATGAGTGACATCGACCCCGCTGTCGCCCGTGCCGTCGACGAGATCGACTACGTGGGCTGCAACACCGTCAACCCCTACAACTACCTGGCCGAGATCATGTTCCTGACCTCGGCCGCCTGGAGCAGCGGGGCCAAGCGATTCTCCCTGTCCGCCATCGCCGCCCGCGCCGCCCTGTGGGTCGCCTACCTCGATGAGAAGACCGACGGCACGTCCCTGCACGGCCTGCGACGCCGCCGGGGACGGGCGCGTCGCGTCCTGGAGAACGAGGTCGTCGCCGAGTACCAGCGCGCCTACGACAAGCACCACGGCCGCACCCCCTTCAACCCGGAGGTGGCCGAGCAGATGAAGTTCGTGATCCTGGCCGAGGAGGTCGGCGAGGTGGCCCGCGCCCTGACCCCCGACGCCGACACCCCCGTCGGCCACGCGGCCCCGCTGCGCGACGAGCTCATCCAGGTGGCGGCCATGGCCCTGGCCTGGTGCGCCCGCATCATCGTCGACACCGAGAGGAGGAACAACCCGTGAGCCGCGGCAGCAAGGTTGCGATCCGCATCGAGATGCACCCCAACGGCGTGCACATCATCGACAACGTCGGCGGGCAGGCCCTGTGGGGCGGAGTCAACGAGTTCGACATCATCTGGTCGCCCGCCCCCTTCGACCCCCGCGCCCAGCCCGAGCGGGTCCGGCGCTCCCGGGCCTGCGGCGTGGCCGCCATGCTGCGGGTCCTGACCCGGGTGTGGTTCGACAAGGGCGATATCCCCGTCCTGGCGTGGCACCGCGGCAAGGAGGGTTGCGACCCCGCCCGGGCGGTGGCGTGCCGGGCTGTCGCCTCGCACGCCAAGGGCTCCGGGCGCTGGCGCAAGGCTGAGCCGGGCGACCTTCGCGGCGAGGACGCGGTGGTGATCGAGGCGTGAACGTCGGAAGTTGGTTCGCCTATTGGTTCTTCACCGTGCCCCTGCTCGGCTTCTGCACCGCGTACATGTTCACCGTGGACGGCCACGAGGAGGGCTTTTCCAAGTGGTGGTTCCGGGCCCTGTGCTGCCTGTCGATCGCACTGGTGTGCTTCGGCGTCATCGGGGCGGTGATGGGCTGGTGAAGGACGTCATCATCGCCCTGGCGGGCACGGTCGTTCTCGCCCTCCTCTTCGACATCACCTCAAGGGACAGGGAGGATACGGTTAGCCGAGTCTTCAACTTCTTCGAGGTGCCGATCGCGGCGCTGGTCGTGCTCGCCTCGTACTACTTCTACGGAGGAGATCGATGAAGTACGCACTCGCATTCATCGCGGCGTTCATGCTCTCGTTCTCGCTGAATGAGATCGCCGAAGCGTTCGAGGGGCCCGTCAGAGTCATGATCAAGGTGCTGGCCGTCCCGGCCGCCGCCCTCACTGTCTGGTTGGTGGTGAGCACGCTGTGACCCGGATCTTCGCCTACGACCCGGGGGTGTCGACCGGGTGGGTCCTGGGGGATGTCAACGGCGACGACGTCGAGATCATCGAGTACGACCAGTTCACCGCCCCGAGCCACACCGACACGGCGTTCACGCTCAAAGGCGCCATCTGGTGCTACAAGCCGGACGTCGTCGTCGGCGAGCGCTTCGACCTGCGCCCGCACAACCAGTTCCTCGCAGACCTCACCCCGGTGAAGGTCAACGCGATCATGGACTACATCTACGACAAGCGCCCGATCGTCTACCAGACGCCGACGCAGGCCAAGACCCTGGTTCGCGACGCCACGCTGAAGGCGCTCGGGTTCTGGCCGACCGGCAAGTCGGTTGACCAGCCGGACGCCGACGACGTGCGCGACGCCGCACGCCACCTCTACCACTACTGCGCCATGACGCTTCGCCTGAAGGGTCTGCTGGAGCGCATGTCGAGGTAGTTGACGAGAGGCCCGCCCTCTTCCTTCGGGGAGGGGGCGGGCTTTTTCGTATTCTGGCTCAGCCGTTCTTACGGCGCCGCTGCAAGCGCTCAACCTCGACACGCAGGTCGTGGACCTCGATGCGCAGGCGGCTGTTCTCCTCCTGGTACTGGGCAATGATCGTGTCCTTCGTGTTCAGGGCCGCCTGGAGGCTCTCCAAGCCGAACCTGGAGCGGGCCATCTCCGCCTCTCCGACGCCCCGCTTGCGGTCAGCGCTGACTTTCACCCAGGAGCCCCAGGCCGCCAGGGCGGAGGTGATGAGGGCGATGACGGACCCCACTGTGGTGAGCAGGGGCGTCAAGCGATCACCCCCTGTCGGTGTTCGGGCCGCCGCGGTCACGCAGTGCGGTGAGGATTATGGCGCGGTGTCTGAGCCACCGCAGCCAGTTCATTCTAGCCGACAGCAGGAACACGACGGACAGGAGCAGGGCGGATCGGGCCCCGAAACCATGGGCGGATACGACGAGGATCCAGGAGGCCGACGCGCACCCCAGGACGAGGGGCAGGATGACCATCTCCGCCTGCGAGCGCCCGGTCAGGCAGGCGAGCGCGCAGCCGCCCGCCATGACCGACAGGGCGATGTGGACGGCGAGGTTGTACCAGATGGCGGCGTCGGGCGTGTAGGGCATGAGCCCGGCCTCGCGAATGGAGAACAGCGACAGGGCCACGTAGCCGACGGCGCGCAGCCCCCGGTCGAGGGTGTTGGCCCAGGGCGGGTGCGGTATGTACATGAGGCTCACGCCTCCCAGCCCTTGATGGCGTAGTTGATGCGGATGAGGCTGCCGGGTGCGGCGCCCCGGGCCACGTAGGGGACGCGGACGATGACGCCCTCGTTGTTCTTGACCTTGTCCCACCCGTAACCGGCTCCCCCGATGTTCCCCCCGAAGGACCACACGTCGCCGTTGGTGATCAGGGCCGTGGCGATGCCCGTGTACTTGCGGGCCAGGCTGATGAACCCGGTGAACTTGGAGTCCAGGGGGGTGGGCACCCGGATGACGGTTGAGCCCGCTTCCTCCCGGAACCTGCTGGCCTCCCCGCGGCTGCCGACGAGGATGGCGTTGGTGATGGGGGTGGCGGGGGTGGCCACCTCCGAGCCGGTGATCATCCAGGAGGTGATGTTGGAGCCGTCGGACTTCCAGGTGGCCCCGTCCCAGGCGATGATGCGCCCGTTGGAGGTGAGGTATACGAGGATGGGGTCGGTGGCGGTGGGGGTGATCCCGGCGGCGACGAGGGTGTCGCGCAGGGTGTTGGCGGCGGCGGCGTTGGCCGCTTTGTAGATGGACGACTGGCGCAGCTTGGAGATCACGTTCGACACGGAGGAGACGCCGAGGTTGAGTAGCGTGGGCCAGTCGGCGGCGGTGTCGTCGCCGGAGTACGTGTAGATTCCGTTGCGGTCGGTTCCCGTCATGGTCCTATTGTCCCTTCTCAACAGGGGATGAGCATGGTGGAGGCGAAGTCCGAGCCCCAGCCGATGTAGTTGGCCCCGTTGTTGCGCATGCCCATCTTCGTCCAGATCGTGCACTTGCCCGAGGTGGGCAGCTTCGTGGCCATGCCCATGAACATGGGGACGTCGGACTGCCATCCGTAGCCGTTGTACACGTAACCCGTCTCCACCCACGAACCCGAGTCCCTGTTGCGCAGGATGAAGAAGGCCCGCTGGTTGGGGTTCTGCGCCCCCGACACGCAGTTGATCGACGCGATGATGATGGCCCGCCCCGAGGAGGGGGCGTTGAAGGACCACGAGTAGGCGACGCATCCGTCGGAGGCGGCGTTGACCGTCGTGGGGTTGCGACGGAACTGGAACTGCGCCCCGAAAATAATGGACGACACGTCCGTCAGGTCGGCGTACGGGCCTTGAACCAGATTGCCGCTGTGCGGGTTGTTCAACGCCAGGCCGTTGGCCAGGGACGGATGCAGTTGGGCGTACACCTTGTTCCCCCGCCACACGGTCAGACCGTGATTGGCGTCGATCTCCACGCGGTCACCGTCCCCGTTCGTCGTGGTGGCCAGGGTTGCGCCCAGAACCCTGCCCCCGGCGATCAGTCCGCCCTTGATGGTTCCGCCCTCGATGAGCTTTCCGCGCAGTGTGTTGGCGTCGACGCGGTCGCCCGACAGGGTGCCGAACTTGATGTCGTTGGCGTTCAGGCTGCCGATGACCCCGCTTTCGACGGTGATGGTCCCGGCGGCCAGCACGGCGGCGGTGAGGGACCTGGCGGCGATGCGGTCGGAGCCGAGGAATCCGGAGGTGATCACACCGGCGTCAAGGCCCTGCACATGAGTGGTGGTGATAGCCCCATTGGCGATCATCGACCCCTCGACCGGGTTCCTGGCCACGGCCCCGGAGGACTGCGCCTGCTTCCACACCCCCTCGACCATGCTGTTCGACATGGTGCCCGTGAGGTCCGCGGCGGCCACCCCCGCCTCGATGAAGTCCTCGACACCGGCCCGGAAGCGGTACATCCTGTAGTTGTCATCCGTGTCGTACCACAGGTCCCCGTCATTGCGCCCGTTGAGCGAGGGCTTGTTGGCCTGGTAGAAGATCGTGTTCTTCCCGTCGGCGCTCTTCTGGGCGCGCTCGGCGGCGAGCTTGGCGGCCGTGGCCATGTCCTCCACGGCCTGCGCCTTGTCCAGGGCCTCCTTCGCCTTCTTCTGCGCCTCGGCGGCGGCGGCCGCGGCCTGGGCGGCGTCGTCCCCCTCGACGAGGACCCAGGCGTTCTTCGCCTCGTCGAACACGTAGAGCCTCGTCGTGCCTCCAGCGGTCGACACCCACAGGTTCCCCTGCTTGCGGTCCGCGCCGGTGGGCTCCCTGTCGGAGATGATGACGGCCTTGGCACCGGCCACCGCCTTGGCGACGTCCTTCTTCGCCTGCTCCAGGTCCGCCCTCGTCTGCTCGTACGAGGCGGCCAGCGTGTCGAAGCGCCCCGACAGGGCCTTAGCGGCCTGGAGGTCCCCCTTGGCGGCGGCGGCCAGGTGCTTGTAGTCGACGGCCCCCTCACCGAGGGTGTCGGTGCCCCAGTGCTGCTGCACCCACTTGCCGTCCGCGTCGCCGTCCACGCCCGGGGGCGACCACTGCCACACCTGCTTGACGCGGTCCTTGTCGACACCGCCCTGCTTGGACAGTTCGCACACGTACCAGGTGGCGTTCTGGTTGACGGGGATGTCCGGGTTGTCGACGCCGGGCCCGGGGGACACGGGGGGCGCGTCGTGCCAGGAGACGGCGTCGTCGGCCATGGCCCCGGCGATCTGCGCGAGCGACTGGGCGTCGTCGAGGCGGTCCTCCAGGCTGCCGATGGACCCCATGGTCGCCGTCCACCGGCTCATGAGGCGCCGGGCGTGGGCGGAGGTGTCGCCCTCCTCCAGGATCGACACGCGCTTCTCGACGGCGCCGCGCCACTGCTGCGACTGGGGTGAGAGGTTGGAGGCGGGGAACACGGATGCGGTGTACGCCATCACAGGACTCCGATCGTGGACAGGTCGCGCAGGGTTCTTCCGCTAAGCGGAAGATTCGACACGCGCGGGTATTTGCGGTTGTAGTCGGACAGGAGCGGGTGGCTGGTGGCCTGGAGTGACACCGCCCCCTCCTCGATCGTGGCCGAGTCGACCCGCCACCAGTGCCCTCGGTAGCGGAACCGGGCCCCCGGCAGGGCCCCCAGGACCGGTCCGGAGGGCGGGGCGCCCTTCCATTGCAGGGTGAGCGTGGAGCCGACGCGGGCGTCCGCTGCCGCCTGCGCCGCAGCCCAGCCCTTGGTCGTGGTGTCGATGGACGGGTTGTCGATCGTGGTGACGTCGTCGGTGCCCTTCGCCCCGGTCGCCAGGCTGAGGGTCTCCACGTCGACGTAGGAGCCCAGGCCGCCGATCAGGTACAGGGCCGGGTGGTCCACTTTGCCGTCGGACTCGCAGACCCGGTAGGGGGACAGGTGCTCGTAGTTCATGCCGGACAGGATGACGGTGGCAGAGCGCCGGTCGTCGTTGAGCTTTACGGTGAGCCCGCCGCCCATGTCGGCCCACTGGGCGGGCGTGATCGGCTTGTTGTCCTTGCCGACGACGACGTACAGGCCGTTGCGCATGTGCGTCAGGTCCGGCGAGCCGTCCTTGAAGGGGATGGAGCGGACCATGGTGGGCTGGTTGACGTAGGAGACTTCGGCGCCGAAGCGGATGGTGGTCTCCGTGCGCTCACCGGCGTTGACGCTCATCGCGCCCGTGTCGCTGGGGTCCCCGTACTGGACGTCGGCCCCCGGGTACTTGGAGGGGGCCACGGGGTAGATGAGGCCCCGGTCGGCGCCCGCGCCCACGCCCGTCCCGATGCGGGTGCGGTGGTAGACGTTGACCCGGATCTCCTTGGATCGGGCGCCGTCCTCCAGGCTGACGGTGGAGGACGTGGGGCGGTCCTGGAGGTAGATGTCGCGCCCGGGCCTGGGGGTGATGGCGATGGTGCCCTCCCGCCACGACAGGTCGAGCATGTTCGCGGACAGGAAGCGACGCAGCATGGACCACACGTTGTCGCGCCCGCCGGGCAGGTTGTAGCGCTCGTCCTTCAGGGCTGTGTCGACGTTGACGGGCGGCATGGGCCAGTTGACGGCGAAGAAGCACCGGCTGATGATCGACTCCAGGTCGGTGCGGTGCACGGGGTTGAGCGTGCCCACCTGGTTGAGGGCCGACAGCCCCGAACCCCCCGTGATGGACCAGGAGTCCTCGTCGATGCTGATATCGGTGATCATCATGTCGGACCGGCCGCGGCCGGTGGACTGGACGATCAGGGTCCTGCCGAGCAGGGGGGTCAGGTCGGCGGGGGTGAACCGGCCGGGGCCGCCGACGGTGACGGTGGCGGTTCCCGAGGGGGATTCGTCCCGGTCGAGGGACACGGCGTCCTCGTCGTAGGACCAGGAGCCGATGCCGGTGGGGGCGCCGAAGAACCTCACAGCCACGGCCACACCTCCCTCAATGTGACGGTGGCGGAGAACAGCCCGTAGGCGGGGTTGACGCCGGTGACGGCCAGGGAGCCGGGCTCGACGCGCATGGAGCCGAAGCCCTCCGGGGTGGCGTACGGCCACAGGTCGGGGGCGGCCCCGCCGCGGGCGGTGAACGCGGCCCGAACCCAGGTGAGGACCTGGTCGGGGACGGCGGGGGCGGTGACGGTCACGTCGACGATCCTGGGGGCGTCGTCGAGGCCGGGGATGCGGGTGATGGCGGCCGACGAGATGTTGACGCCGCCGGTGACCTGGATGAGGCCGGGTGCGGTGAGGGCGCCGGAGGCGACGATGTGCATGTCGGCGCCCGGGGGGATGAGCACGTGCTCCCGGTACACGTGCGGCTTGCCGTCGGCGGCCTGCGCCCCGGTGAACTCCAGGGCCTTGAGGGGCCCGTTGTTGACGTCGACGGTGCGCCCCAGGACGGTGCCCTTGTCGTCGTAGGCGAGGGGCGTCAGCGAGTCGGCGTGCAGGTGGGGGCGCCCCAGGAAGGGGGAGAGGATGTTGCCGCCGGAGTTCATGTCGTCCCGGTAGATGATCTCATCCTCGCCCGCCCAGGTGAGCATGTCCTGGATGAGCAGCAGCTCGGAGCGGGTCAGGTTGGACCACGACAGTTCGATGGTGCGGGCCGCATATCTGGAGGCGGACACGACGGCCCCGCCCCCGATCAGTTGGTCGGCGGACCCCCAGGAGACCAGGGTGTGCGAGGCGGGGGCGTCGGGGGCCGGGATCCAGGCGAACCGCCGCCCCGTCCACAGGGCCGCGACACCGTGGTGCGCTGACATCAGTAGGTCCCCCTTCGTCCGCTTCGGGCGTTGACGTTGTTGACGGCGGCCCCGACCTGGCGTCCGTCCAGGTTGAGGACGGTCGACACGGCCCGGGCGAGCTGGTGGATCTGGTTGGGGTTGATCGTAATGGGGCCCGACAGGCCGGGGCTGTTGTTGACCTTGACCTCAGGGCGGTACTGCCCGGCACGGATGGCCTCCATCATTCCGGGCCCGTACTTGTCGACGCTGGAGCGGGGCATGACGTACTCGCCGGACTGGACGCCGATGACGCCGCCGACCGGGGTGATGCCGAGCAGGTCGTCGGCGTCCCAGTTGCCGGTGCGCCTGCGCCCTCCGAGCATGCCGCCGCCCCCGGCCCTGCCGGGCACGCGGCCGCCGTGGGCGTAGCGGAAACCGCCCATCGCTCCCAGGGCCCCCAGAGCCGCTCCGGTGCGCACCGCCTGAACGTAGACCGTCATGTACCGGTCCCTGGTGAAATCGCTCAGCTGCTTCCCAGCCCTGTAGGTGTCGGCCTCGGCGGTGACGGGGGCCGAGTAGCCGGCCCCGCCGTTGGAGGCCATGGAGCGGATCCCGGCGCCGGTGCGGTCGGAGGTGCCGTTGTCGGACACGTCGACGTCGACGACGCGGGGCACCGCCTGGATCGTCCGGGTGAGGTTGTCGAACGCCCCGGACAGGGTGGTCACTTCGCCCTGGTTGAAGCCCATCTGCGTGGCCTGGGCGATGAACTCCTGCTTCAGCTGGGCGGCGTAGGCGGTGAGCTGCTCCGTGGACGCCCCGGAGGCCGCGTAGGCGTTGATCATGTCGATCATGGTGGACTGGAGGGCCTTGAGGGCGGCCCGGTTGTTGATGGCCGCCTCCGTGTACCCCTGGAGGGCGTACATGCCCTCCTTCGTCTTGGCGATCTCCTTCTCCTTGTCGGCGATGGAGTTCTTCGTGTCGGAGATCTCCTTCGTGGTCTTGTCGATGTCGACCTGAATGTCGCGCTGCCTGCTGGTGTCCCCGTACTTCTTGGCGACGGACTGGAAGTAGCGCTGGTTCGCCAGGTCGTTCTCCTTCTCCGACAGGGTGTTGTTCAGGTCCCAGATGTCGTCGGTGAGGTCCTTGATTGACTTGTTGGCGTCCTCGATGGTCTTGCGCATCGAGTTGAGCTGGGCGTGGTACTTGTCCTGGGCGTCCTGGTTCTGCCAGAACTTGTTCAAAGCCTGGTTCATGGCCTTGTCGAGGCGGGAGAGGAAGTCCTCGAAGATCTCCTCCGGGGTCTTCTCCTTCCTGGTGCGCGACGAGGAGGACCGGGGTGTGTGGTCGTGGCCCCCTCCGCCGCCACCGCCACCGCCGCGGTGGCCGCCACCTCCGCCGCCCCCGTGGCCCGAGGAGGAGGTCTTAGGGGTGAACTGGTAGCGCTGCTTGTTGCCCTGGAACATGGTGTTCGCCAGGCCGCGGGCCGAGCCGCCGCCCCCGGTGAACCCCATCGCCCCGATGCTCATCCCCGCGGTGATCTGCTTAGTGGTCAGGCCGCCCTTCGACCCGAGAACGTTCTTGTTGAGCCGCTTCCCACCGGTGTTCAGCCCGCCCCCGGGCCGCGACGAGGTGCGGATGCCGACACCCGCGAGGATCTGCTGGATGAGGGCGGCGGCGTTGTTGGCGTTGGTGACCGCGTCCTGGAGGCCCGCGTTCAGGGCGCTCATGTCGACGGTGGGCCCGGAGATGGTCTGGTCGAGGGAGGAGACGACGTTCGACATCTGGGCCTCCACCCACGTGGTGTCGATGCCCTGGGCCTTGAGGTCGTCGATGGCGGCCTGAACATAGGAGGCGATGTACTCCTGTGCCTCGACGCCGCTCATGCCCATCTCCTCGGCCATGCGACCGGCGTACTGGGCGGTGGCCTTCAGGTAGTTCTGGAGGGCCTCCAGGTTGGACCGCCCGGCCTCCGTGAACGTGTCGAACGAGTTGCCGTTGTCGTACAAGGACTGGTTGAGTTCGTCGAGGGCGGAGTACATGCCCGCCTCGGCGTTGGTGAACTGGAAGGCGGCGTCGACGATGGCGTCGAGGGACTGGAGGTACTCGTCCCACGCCTGCCCGGCGGTCTTGGCGTCCTCGGCGGCGTCGGCGGTGGCGTCTGCGAGGCTCCCCGTGGCGTCGGCGGCGTCCTGGGTGTCGCCGGTGAGCCCCTGGACGATCTGGCCGAGGGCGGACTGGGACGACACGGCGTCGGAGGCGGCCCCGGACACGTCGCCGAGCTTCGTGCGCAGGTTCTCCAGGGCCTCGATCTGGTTGTTGAGATTCTGGACGTCCTGCTCGGCCTGCTGCCCGGCCTGGGTGCTGTAGTACTTGCGGATGGGTGTGCCGGTGTAGTCGTAGGGGCCGGAGTAGGTGCGCGCCTCGTACGTGTTGGCCTTGTAGATCTCATCCTTCCGGTCCTTGAGCTGCTGGATGAACCCGTCGATGTACGAGTTGGCGGCGTCCTGCCCGCCGGTGGCGTACTGGCGCGACCACTCCTTCCAGTCGAAGCCCTGGTCGGTGAGCGTCTTGAAGTCGTTGGCCGACAGGGACTTGAAGGCGTCGGAGGAGGCGATGGCGTCCTTGATGAGCGCGGCGGTGTGGTCGCCGATCGCCAGGGTGGAGTAGCCCATGGCGGCGGCCTGGTCCTTGGTGGCCTGGACGAGATTGCCGGAGGCGTCGATCCAGTAGTAGAGGGCGTCGGCGCTGTCCTTGGTGGAGGTGGCGGACCCGTCGACGGCCAGTTCGAGGGCGCCGAAGGTCTGCTGGGTTCCGTCGGCGGCCTCCTTGGCGTCCTGGATGAGCGCCTTGGTGAGGGCCTCTCCCCCGCCCAGGGCCTGGAGGTTCTCGACACGGGCCTGCTGGGCGGCTTCGGCGGCGCGCTTGGCGGAGTTGGCCCACTCGTCGTAGAGCTGGATGACGACGGGGATGGCGGTGGCGGCGATGCCGATCCACCCCATGGGGCCGATGGAGGCGATCCCGCTCATGACGCCCTTGAGACCGCCCATGGCCTTGGCGAGCAGGCCGGTCTGCGCGGCGCTGGAGGCGGCGGCCGTCCCGACTTCCGCGATGCCCTTAGCGGCATCCTTGGCGGCGTCGGCGTTCTTCTTCGCAGCCGCGCCCGCGGCGGCCAGGCCCCCGAGCGAGGTGGCGGCCTGGTCGGAGCGCTCCAGGGCGGTGCGCGTCTTCATCAGGCCGATGTTCTCGTACAGGGCCATGTTGGCCTGCTTGATGAGCTTGTAGATGTTCGACCAGGTCATCTGCCCCGACAGTCCCGCCTGCATCATGTTCGTCCTCATCGACACGTAGGAGGCGGCGACGTTGAGGACGAGGGCCTGGAGGACCTTGGAGATGGCGACGAGCGAGCCGAAGACGACCAGGCCGGAGGAGGCGGCCAGGAAGACGCGGCCGAAGGCGTTGTCGCCTATGTGCGACAGGGCGTCCTGGATGACGATGAGGCCGTCGAGGATCTTCTTGACGACGCCGAGGAAGGGGCCGCCGAGCGAGGCGCCCAGGTTGGCCAGGGAGTTCTTCCACCGGGCGATGGTTTCGGTGAGGGTGGCGTTGAGGGTCTCCAGGCTGCTGTCGAGGAACTCGGTGTTGCGGGCGGCGTCGGCGGAGTTCTTGAACGACTCGTTGACGAGGTCGATGTTCAACGACAAGCGCTGGAGCAGCTGGATGTCGCGGGTGTTCTTGAAGCCCAGGTTCTTGATGATGGTCCAGCGCTCAACACTGTCGGTGACGTTGTTGAGGGAGGTGAGCAGGTTGTTGAAGAACGTGGAGGGGTCGGTGCGCCACAGGTTCTCCGCCTCCTCGGTGGTCATTCCGAGGACGGTGGCGAACTTGTTCATGCCCTCACCGGCTTCGGCGACGGCGTCGTTGATGGACCCGAAGATGCGCTGGAGGGAGCCGCGAGCCCACTCCTGCTTGATGCCGAGGCTGGACAGGGCGGTGGCGTAGGCGAGGATGGCGTCCTGGCCGATCCCCGCGCTCGCGGCGGAGGCGGCGATCGAGTTGGCCATGGTGAGGATCTCGGACTCGGTGGCCACGGACTTGGCCCCGAGCTCGGCGACCTGCGAGGCGAAGTTCATGTACCTCTGGCCGCTGTGGTCGGCTTCGACACCGGCGTTGTCCACCATCTCGAAGAACCGGCCGAAGGCTTCGGTGGCGCTGTCGATGTTGGTGCCGGTGATGGTGGTGAACCCGGCGACGGCGTGGGTGAAGTCGCCGAGCTTGTCGGCGCTGATGCCCATCTGGGCGCCCAGCGAGCCGATCTGCGACAGATCCTCGTAGGTGGTGGAGATCTGCGTGGACAGGTCCCGGTAGGTGTTCGACAGGGCCCGCATCTCGGCGGACTGCGCGGACAGCTGGGTGGTGCGGGCGACGTCGGCGAACGCGCGCTCCTGCGAGGCCGCGGCGGCCACGAAGGCGACGGACAGGGAGGTGAACCCGGCGGCGAGCAGCGTCAGGTAGTTGCGCAGGTCCTGGGCGGCGAAGCGGGTGGATTCCAGGGCGCCGATGTACCTGTTGTTGGCGTCGATGGCGGAGTTGATGTCGGCGATCTGGGTGGCCCGGAAGACGGAGGAGCGCCCGGAGATCTCGGCGGCCTCCCGTTCGGCCTCGGCCAGGCGCCGGGTTTCGTCGGCCTCCTGGCGGCGGGCGCGGGCGAGGTCCTGGTTGATGCCCGCGACGGTGGCGCGCTTCTCCTCGGCGGCTTCGGCCTTGCCGATGGCGTCGACGAGCTCCTTGTAGGCCTGGGTCTCGGCTCGCACTCCTTCGGCTACTTCGGCCCCGGAGGCGGTGGGGTCGGCCTGTCTGACGCGGGCCCGGTACATCTTCCCCCGGAACGCGCTGAGGGCCTCCCTCTTGGCGGCCTCGTCGAGTTCCGTCTTCTGCTTGGGCTGCGCCGCCACGGCCTGGTTGGTCTTGATCAGGGAGGACTGGAGCTCCTTGTTGGCACGGGCGAGGTCCCGGGACACGTTGGCCAGGCGCGCGTACAAGTCGATCTGCGACTTGACCTTGTCCAGCTGGGGGCTGCCGATGTAGTCGGTGGTCCTGGTGGCCTTGGCCATGGCCTTGACGGCCTCGGAGATGTTCTGGGCAGTCTTGGAGAAGTCGACGCCGTCGAGCTCCTTGCGGGCGGCGGCCAGTTCGCGGGTAACCTTGATGAGGCCCTTGTAGGCCTCGATCTGCTTCATCATGGTGCGGTACTCCGCACCACCGCGCCCGGAGACGGCGTTCTGGAGGACGGCGGCCTTGGCGCCCTGGGTGGCCCGGGCCATGGCGCGGGTGGCTTCGGCGATGCGCCCGGCGGCGGCCGTGAACTCGTTGGCGCCCTTGGTGGCGCCGGAGGCGTCGACGCTGATCTTGAATCCGAGGTCGTCGACACCGGCCATGGCTGCTCCTTAGATCAGTTCGTTCACCCGCGAAACATTCTACAAGCCCCGCATCGCCTCCCACGGCGGCGGCAGGGGGTCCTGGCGTCCGATCGCCTCGTACTTCAGCCCCACTGGGCGCACGATCTTGGTGACGCCGGGCTTACGGCCGCCCTTCTTGCCTTCCTGGTTCTCCTCCTGCTCCAGGTGCTGGCAGGCGTAGCAGACCATGTCCTCGGTTTCGAAGTCGATGCGCCCGTCGGTGGAACGACCGTACCAGGCGGGCACCCCGCACTTGGAGCAGACCGACTGCTTGTAGAAGGCGTAGCCGAGCTCCAGGGCGATATCGAGCGGAGTGCGGTAATCCTGGGGCAGATACTCGGGCACGAAGCCACCGGCTATCTCATCCCACCGGGGCACGGTGCGCCCGTACGCGCCCCAACCGCCGAGGTACAGGGTGGGGGGCAGGTGGTTGTCGACGGCGGTGGAGATCGCCAGCAGGAACTGCTGATTACTCGGCGTCGTCAGACACGGCCCAACGAAACGTGGGGTCGGCCATCACCTGCCGCATGGCGTCGAGGGCGGCCTGGGCCTCCAGGAAGGTTTCGGTGAGGCGGTCCCACTCTGTGGCGGGCAGGGTCTCGTGCAGCTTCCGAGCGTCGTCGAGGCTGAGCCCCTTGCGCTTCTTGCCGCGGTACTCGACGGCGGTGACGGAGTGCGACAGGAAGTACTCGTTGAGCACGCCCTGCCGCTCCCGGCGGAACTCGCCCGCGGCCTCCTCGTTCTGGTTGCGGGGGGCCTTGACCTTGTTGACGACGACATTGCGGATGACGTCCATCTCCTTGGACGCCAGCGCCCGCAGGTGGAAGGTCATGGCATGCTCATCGAGGGCGGCGATGGCCTCCTTGAGCTCGCGCTCCAGGCGGACGGTGGGGGCCTCCTCGGCGATCGACAGGACCTGCTCGACACCGTCCTTGGCGTCGGCGCGGGCCTCCAGGAGGGCGCCGTTGAGCCGGAAGGCCTCGTCGGCGGCGGTGGCGTCGAGGTAGATCTTGACGGTCTTGGTGGCCTGGCGCACCCCGTCGAGGGCGGCTTCGAGGTCGAAGCCCTCGTCCTCGTTCTTCTTCTCTTCGGCCATGGCAGCGGGCTCCTTCTCGTCTCAACACAAAACCCGGGCTCTTTCGAACCCGGGTCAAGTGTATCCGTCAGACGATCACTCGGTGAGCTTCTCGTTGAGGATCATGGTGCCCTGCGGCAGGAAGGGCACAGTGAACTGGATGGGGGTGGTGGCGTCCGAGGACACGTCCTGCGGGTTGTCGGGCATGACCAGGAAGATGGAGACCTCCTGGTCCTTGGCGGGCTCGGTGTCGACCGGGTAGCCGACCCGCTTGACGAGCCATCCCCGCTTGTTGGCCTTGGCGCCGCCCTTCTTGAACGCCTCGTACGCCTTGGTGAAAACGGAGCTCGCGGCGTCGGCGGCGGCCAGGTCCTGGCGGAAGAAGGTCAGGTTGGCCTCGTAGGCGTCGCGGGTCGGGGTCGACACGCCCGCGGTGTCGCAGATCGACGCCGTGGAGTCCGTCTCGGAGTCGGTGGCGTTGAGGGTGAAGCCGGTGACGATGGCGCACGAGAGGTTGATGACGGCGGGGTCCTTGAGGGTGGCGGCCTTGAGGACCTCGGTCGGGCTGGAGGCCTTCTCGATGGGCACCCACCAGACGGTGATGTTGCCGGGCATCATCTTGGTTCCGGCGCTAGCTGCCATGGTTGTTCTCCTCCTTGGAGTCGACAGGGTCGCCGGGATGGACCACCCGGCCGTTCACGATCCACCCGGTTCCCCCGCAGCACTCTCGCGGCGAGACGGGGGTGTCCGGTGGAACAGGCTCGAACAGAGAGGGCAGCGTCTGCGCGTAGCCTTCGTCCAGTTCCACGACGATCCCCTCGGGGGTCTGGTAGCGGGGCATCAGACGGCCTCGCTGATCATGGTCTGGAACGTCATGTAGCAAGCATATTTGAGCGGCTGGATGGTGGCGTCGGTGTCGCCGTAGGAATTGAGCTGGCCGGTCTCGCGGACCTGTCCGACACCGGGGGCGCTCCAGCCGACAAGCCGGTTGCGGACCTCCTCGCGCACGGAGTTGCGGACGGAGGCGGTGCGGGCTGCGACGAGGACGGCGAAGGTGTGCATCATGGCCGAGTACCTCGGCGAAGCCATCGACACCGCCTTGGCGCGGGGGGTGAGGTCGCCGCCGAAGAAGACGGCGTAGACGTCACGGCTCTTCGCCCCGCCGGGCACGGCGTCCTCGACGACCTCCAGGCCGGGGATCCCCTTCAGGTGCGCCATGAGCGCCTGGTCGACTTCGTAGACGTTCACTTCAGCACCCCGTGGGTGAGTGCAATGCTGTCGAGGTCGTCCTCAGCCATGGCGCGCGCCTTGGCGAGGGCCTGCATGGCGCGCAGCTTGCGGGTGCCCTCCTCCTGGAAGACGGTGTAGGAGGGGGTGTTGATGAAGCCGATGAACACGGTGACGCCGTTGCTGTCGTCGCGCTCCCAGCGCACGCCGACGGATTCGCGCATGGCGCCGGTGTGCACGCGGGCGTCGGTGCTCTTGTCGTGCTTGTAGGGCATTCCGGCGCCGGAGGTGTCGATGACGTACTGGATGGTCTTGACGCCCTGGGCGGCGGCCTGGTCGACGGCCCGGCGGACCTCGGCCAGGGCCCGCTCCAGGGCGCGCTCCTCCAGGCCGCGCAGGGCCCGGCGGATGTCCTTGACGCCGGTCTGCCTGATGGTGACGAGGTTGCCCTCGTTGGTGCTGCTCACCAGCCCTCACCCCGCAGGTCGTTGACGGACACGTCGCACAGGAGGGTGGGCTGCCACCAGTCGGAGTCGGTGACGGGGTTGCGGATGACCATGGCCATCCCCTCCAGCTGGGGGTCGGTGTCGTGCCTCTCGACACGCAGGCGCTGGTTGAAGTCGAGTCGGATCCGCTTGGTCCGGTCCCCCCACGATTCCGCAGGAACGAGGAGGTTCTTGTCGATGTGCCACAGCTGGACGCGGTAGGCGTGGGTGGCGGTGTCCTCGTAGGACTGCCTCCTGTTGCGGGCGCGCCAGTCCTTGTTGGGTGTGATGGCGGCCCAGCCGCGCCAGATGGGGTCGACCTTCTTCTTGACGACACCGGTTCCGGGCACCCAGGTGTCCTCCTCGCCTTCGCCGTTGCCGACGGCCGGGGGGTAGATGGCGACGAGGCTGTTGCACAGCAGCGACAGGAAGTCGTAGGCGGCGGAGTCGAAGTGGGGGTCCTTGAAGGCGAGTGAGCTCAGTGCCATGCGTAGTCCCGGGGCTGGGGGGTCCATTCGGCGATGTCGAAGCCGATGTCGCGCTTGTCGTCGGAGTCGGCCTCGTCCATGAGGCGCTTGGACTGGGCGCGCAGTTCGGCGCCGAGCTTGGCCCCGTCGGTGGACTTGTCGTCGGTGGACAGAACCTTGAGCAGGAGGGACTGCGTGGTGGCGATGACGCGGACGGCGTCGGCGGCGGCGCGCTTGATGTTGCCGTTGTTGATGTCGAGGAAGGCCTGGATCTGTTCGTCGGTGAACAGGAGTGTGGGGGGCTGGCGCAGGTCGCGGGGGTCGGAGCGCTCTTCGATGTCGGGGATAAGGAGCCTTACCCTACCCACATTTGTGTTGAACGCCACAGGCATCTTTTCCTCCTTCAACCCCTATGGAGAACCCCGCCCCCGGGCCTCTGCCTGCAACCCGGGGGCGGGGCGTCTATCAGTGGCCCTGGCCGGTCGAGGCGACGATGCCGTCCGTGTGCAGGACGGCGCCGCCGGTGACCATGCGGGCGCGGAACTGGATGTCGTCGTTGTCGAACGAGCCTGCGGTGGCACTAAGCGCCCCACCGCCCAGAGAAGTGCCCTGGTTGGCCGCCGCCCGCAGCTCGACGCCCTCCATGCCCATCAGCGTGGTGCGCAGGATGGTGCGCCGCGAAGCAGTGCGGCCACCGGCCGGGGCCAGGATCCAGTTGGTGTCGCCCTGGGTGGGCCCGCCGAGCAGGCCGACCATGTCGGACTCGACGACCTCCACGCCCGCTGTCGGCGTGGTCGACAGGATCGTCTTGTTCGACGTCGCCCCGGCCGCGTCCTTCTCCTTGTGCTCGATGGACGTCATGGAGGTGACCATGTCGGCCATCGGCTTGAGAGTCGGGGGCACGAGCAGGACGAACTTGGGCACCTGGATGTACCGGCCGTTGACCTTGGTGTGGCGCACCTGCCAGATGGCGGCGCACAGGGCCTCGAAGGTCAGCGGCGAGTTCTTCGGCACGTCGCGCAGGACGTAGGCGCCGTCGGCGGTGCGGGCCTGGAGGACCGTGGCGTTGGACTCGGCGATGATGTTCGTGTTGAAGCCGGGCGCGGCGGCGTCCAGGGAGAACAGAGCGCCGTAGACGGCGGCGTCGACAGTCCGGGAGGCCAGGAACGCGGCGTCCTTGGGGAAGCGGCCGATGATGTTCCAGTTGTCGTTGATGAACGCCTCCCAGGACATCTGGAGGCGCACACCCTCCTTGTGCACCTCCACCCAGCGCCCCGAGGCCCGGTACCCGAACGTCGGGTAGGGGGTGAGCTCGGGGATGCGCGGCATCGTCTGGGGGACGACGACCTCGCCGCCGTTGTCGCGCAGGAGCGTGGCGTCGATGTCGTGGTCGAGCTCGTAGAGCTGGGTGGGGCGGAAGGAGGGCAGCGCCTCGGTGGAGGCGAACTTCTCCCACGTGGTGGTCTGCTCGGCGTACTGGCTCTCGAATGCGCCCTGGGCGACGGAGGTGAACCAGCCTGCGACCATGTCGGAGGTGACGGCCTCGGTGACCCTGGGCGCCAGGCCGAGGGTCATCATGACGGTCTCCTTGACGACGCCCTGCGAGGAGGGCACGCCCTTGAGGGCGAGGTCGAGGTGGTGGGCGAACTCGTTGCGGTTCTCGCAGATCCTGCCCTGAATCATGGGTTACTCCTTTCCCGGTCCGCGGTCAGCGGGCGGTCGGGTCGAAGATGACGGGCACGACGTGCTCCGCCCCCTGCGCGGGCAGGGCGTTGTACAGGTATCCGACCTGGAAGCCGTCGGCCGCCTTGGTCGTGGTGATGGCGTGGCGCCCGTCGGTGAGCTTGTCGGCGTAGACGGGGGAGCCGACCTTGACGGCGCCGGAGTGCTTGACGCTCATCTTGAACACGCCGCCCTTGATGCGCACGGAGGCGTAGCCGGGGGCGTTGAAGCCGCCGGTGGGCTTGGTGGCGGGGATGTAGGTGCCGCCCGCGTCCTCGACGGCCTTGACGGCCTTCTTGATCTCCTCGGGGGTGGCGGCGATCTCGGTGACGAGGAGGCCGACGATGCTGCCGACCTTGACGATGTCGCCGATGTGGCTGTGGCCGTAGTCGGTCTTGCTGACGGGCAGGGAGAGGGTGTCGGTGTACTCGAAGACCTGGATGTCGGAGATCTTCTTGGCGCCGAACTCGTTGATGCCGATCATGATTCGCGTCCTCCTTCGCTCACTTGGCCCAGGAGGTGACCTGGACGTCGTCGCCGCCGGTCTTGGCCGCGGCGTCCTCGCGGACGACGGGCGCGGGGGCGATGGCCTTGATGTAGGCGCGCTCGGCCTCGATGGCGTCGTCGACACCGGCGCCCCTCTTGACTGCCTCCATGACGCGGGCCCGGGCCTCCTTGGGCAGGTCGTTGGCCTCGGCGACCTTGGCGGCGGCCTCGTAGGGGTCGACGGCGGGCGCCTCATTCTTCTTGGCCTCGGCGACCTTCTTCTCCTGGTCCGCAGCGAGCAGGGCCGCGGCCTCCTTGATGGCAGCGGGCATGGCGGCCGCCATAGCCTCCGACACCGCCTTGCAGATATCCTCCGGCTTCACGGCCTGTTCCTCCTGAACATTGGTGTTGGTGGGGTTGGAAGGGGTAGGGGGGTTCTTGACGCGCCAGCGGCCGTCGGACTCCAGGACCTCCAGGACGGCGCCCTTGGCCCCGGCCCTGGTGACGAAGTCGACGGACTGGATCCCGGCGAGGACGGGTACGACGCCGTCGGGCCCTATTTCCTCAACGGACCAGCCGTTGATCGACACGCCGATGTCGGCCCACCGTTCACGGATGATTCCGTTGACGGAGGGGTAGACCTTGATGTCGGCCTCCAGTGACCCGTCGGGCATGATCTCGGCCCCGGATTCGAAGACTCCGGCGAGGTCGCGGACGCTGCGTTCGGGGCGCTCCCAGTCCTCGGTCATCGTCTGGTGGTCGAAGAACATGTGGGTGCCGGGCGTGAACAGGGGCGCGGATTCGGCGAGGTTGGGGGCGGTGTACATGCCGGTGGATCCGCGTCCGGGCGCGATGATGCGGATGCGGTACCGTCCGGCGCCGTCGTCCTTCTCGCCCGGCTTCTTGGCCTCCAGCAGGGCGCTGCCCTGGTTGAGGCGGAAGTAGGTTCGCGTCATGTTTGTCCTCCCGGTGAACTAATATACAGCGCCTTGCATCAGGCGTTGGTCGTCTTGCCCTCGCCGTCGCGAGAGGAGTTCGTCCCGTCGGAAAGGGGCCCGACCCCTGTGTTGCCGTCCTCTTTGCCCTGGTCCTCTTCCTCTCCCGAGCCGAGCTGCGGCTGCGGGGCGGACAGGTCCTCCCAGTCGGGTAGGGCCGACACCGGCTTGGCGTTCACGGGGGCGAAGCGGCGCAGGAACAGCTCGCGGGCCTCGACGCGGTGCAGGATGCCGTTCTGAAGGCCGAGCGTGACGACCTGGCCCCAGCGCTGGATGAGGTCATTCGACAGGGGTGCCAGGTCCACCTCGGTCTTGAACCCGGCGGCCCGCAGCACCCTCCGAACGAGGTCCTTGTGCACCTGACGCCGAAGCTCCAGGGCCTTGAACGTGGGCTCCTCCAGGGCGGTCTCGGCGCCCTGGCGTCCGCCGGCGGATCCGTCGGTGAGCAGGACGGACAGGGGCACGTCGAGGGCGGCGGCGACCATGGCGGCCAGGGGCGTTCCGGCGGAGAACTCGATCCCGGCCCCGGCCTTCGACACGGCCAGGAGGTCCTGGTCGGCGCCGAGCGAGGCGGTGGCCCCGGTGCCCTGGAGGGTGGACATCTTGTCGATGACCGCCTGCTGCTGGGCGGTGGTGGTGGACTTGACCTTGAAGGCGACGCGGGCGAGCGCCTTGGCCAGGACGTGGCCGGCCTCCAGGTACTCCTTGTAGGCCTGCGCCCAGTAGACGGCGCCCATGAGGTCGGGCTTGCCCCACTGCTCCCCGGCGAGACGGTTGACGCAAGCCACAACGAGCACGTCGGTCTTGTTGGTCTTGTAGCCGCCCTGGTCGACGACGTCGACGCGAGGCTTGCCGTCGAGGATGACCCACTCGGGGTCGGGGAGGGTGGCCCGCGAGGGGTCCTCCAGGGGTACGGGGGTGATGAGCAGGGCGTGGATGTCGGCCTCTTCGAGGGCGTCCTCAGCCCGGGCGATGCCCTGCACGCGGGTGATGGGCACGGGCGCCACGTTCCCTCCGGGCGACACCCGGTAGATGACCATGCCGTCGGTGTTGAAGGCGGCTTCGTCGCGCACCCTGGCCTCGCGGCCCAGGAGAGTCGCCTCAAGCCTCTCCTTGGCCCGCTTGGCGATCTTGCGGGGTTCGGGCACGTCCGTCCACATGTAGGCGTTGCGGATGTTGATGCCGCGCTTGACGATGGTGTTGTAGGTGGCCAGGCGCCGTGAGCGGATGGAGTGCTCCTTGATGACACTCAGGGGCACGAGGTCGGATGCGCGTCCGGAGGGGTCGTACCAGCCGACGTCCTCCTTCATGAAGGACGCCCGGGTCAGGGCGTCAGCCGTGTCGGAGAACGCCCGGGCGGCGGATTCCATGGCCGCTTCGACACGCCCATCGGTCCCGAACCGCTCCAGCCACCGGATGACGCCCACGGCCCCTCCTCTTTCTCCGCCCCACTTGTTTGTTACGCGGATATACTATCCCGTCACGCCGGGGCGAAGGACCAGGCCTCGTTGCCCCACTCGTCGATGATCAGGCTCTCGTCGACACGGGGCCCTGCGGCGGTGTCCAGGGTGAGTTCGAGGATCGGGTCCTTGCCGCCGCCGTCGATGACCTCGGCGGGCATGGAGGCGTAGCAGATGGCGTCGATGGTGTCGGGCGAGGACTCGCCCCGTCTCTTGAGCGAGTCCTTGGATTCGATGAGCAGGGCGGTTCCGCGGTACTCGTACTTGATGGTGCGGAACTCGTCGTACAGGCCCCGCGTGCGCTCGTCGGAGGTGTCCTCCGGGGGGATGGCCAGGGCGCCCTCGTTGATGAGCTCGGAGACGGAGTCGTACATGGCGGCCCGGAAGTTGTACCACTTGAGCTTGTTGGGCGACGCAGCATTGCCGACGATCCAGCGCACCAGGGTGCCTTCGGGCAGGTGGTTGTCGAGGACGGCCTGCACGCCCCGGCCCACGCCGACGGCGTCGATGCGGATCTCGTCGACACCGCCCAGTTCCTTGACCCGCTGCCCGATGAGCCTGGCGAGCTTGTTTCCGTCGTAGCCCTTGACCTTGTCGAGGATCGACACGCGCCCGCCCCGGTTGAGGGCGATGACGGAGTAGTCGCCGGTGATGGACAGGCCGACGTCGACGCCGAGCACCTTCCGGTCATCGTGCTCCTCGAAGTCGTTGTACCCGTTCATCGACACGAGCACTCGTCCGAGGTTGAACAGGCCGTCCTCGCCGACGTCGGGGAACCGGGCCAGAACCTTGGCCTGCCAGCGGGGGTCGGTTTCGCCCCAGCGCACGCGGGCGTCCTCGACCCACTCCTTCTGGAGGAGGTTGGTGCGGGCCCTCTCGGGCACGTCCTCCCCGGTGAAGTTGGGGGTGTCGAAGGCGGAGATGGTGATGAGGTTCCAGCGCCGGTCTTCGGGGGCCTTCTTGGATTCCTCGCGCCAGACCTTGGCCATGTAGGAGCCGGGGTCGTCGGGGTTGGCGATGGCGAGGATGCGGGCGTTGGCGTTGGTGGTGATGGCTTCGACGGAGGTGAAGATCGACTCGGGCACGCCCCCGGCCTCGTCAACGACGACGAGGACGTTGGTTGCGTGGATGCCCTGGAAGGTGGATTCGTCGTAGTCGGAGGGCTTGCGCCCGAAGGCGGTGGGGGTCTTGTAGCCGGGGAAGGTCCATGACGCCTTGGCGGTGATGTTGCCGGGCATGCCGGCCTTCTGGCGAACTTCGTCGACGTAGCCCCACATGACGTTGGCGACCTGGTTCCAGGAGGGGGCGGTGGTGATGATGCGGGTTTCGGTGGGTGCTGTATCCTTAGTGTCGAGCCACCACCCGATCAAACGTGACGCAAGCCACGTTTTCCCTGAACCGTGACAAGAGGCGACCATCGTTCGCTTGTTGCTTATAACGGATTCCAATGCCTCGCGCTGCTTGGACCACACGTGCTCGCCCAGGCGCTCCTCCACCCAGGCCACCGGGTCCCTCGACAGGCGCTCCGCCCTGGCCCCCTCGCCGAACGAGGCGGCCACGGCCCGAAAATCTAGAACCGGTGTCATGCGCTCACAGCTCCATCGGCGCGGTGGCCTCAAGGATCTCCGCGCTGGCCTGCGTGGCCTGCGCCAGCCACTCCTCCCGCTTGGCCTCCAGCTCCTCGCGCCCCGCGATCGTTAGCATGGGCCGAAGCCTGGCCTCCATGGCCTCGACGACGGAGCGGGTGAACGACACGATGACCTCCACCTGCTTCGTCTCGATGACCCGCACCTCGGTCTGGATCCGGGTCTTCTTCAGGCCCATGAGCTCGCTGGTCTGGTCGATGGCCTTGAGGATCGAGTCGAAGTACTTGGGGTCTCCCTCCGGGTTGGCCAGGAGGGCGGACTGCACGCGGGCGTCGAGCATGCCCAGCACCCGGTCGAGACGGGCCATCTGCTTCATGAGGCGGGCGTGCTCGCTCAGCATGGCCTGCCCCGTGTAGTACTCCTCCTCGATGCGGAAGACCTGGGCCTCGCTGAGGCCCGCCTGGTGGGCGACGTCGCCGCGGGTGCCACCCTTGACGAGGGCGTTGATGACGAGGTTCCGCTTGGCCTCGTCGACCTGCCCGTCGGTCACCCCCGTCCGGGCGATGACGCCCTCGGTGGGGGGCGGTGCGTCGACAACGCGCTTAATAGCGCCCCGCCCGTTCGATGGCGTCTTCGCGGGCCTGGACTGCGACCCGGTCCGCCGTGGCTTCGAGCTCGGTGAGGAATCCACTAAGCCTTTCATCGTCCACCTTCCCCTTCCAGTGAACCCCGGCGATGAGACCGAGGGTGAGTCCTGTGAGCAGCGCTATGATCGCGACGGCGGCGAGCATCAGGAGGAGCCCTTCATGACGGCGCGGCGAATGTACGCGAGTTGCTCCTCGGTGAGATACGCGCCCGGATCGAAACTTCCCGCGCTGACCTTGTCGGCTGTGATGGTGCCGATGTGAAGCCGGGGGTCGTCCGGTAGCAGCGTGTCGGCCCGTACCTTGCTGGCGTCCCATTCCATGCCCCGAGTATAGGGCAGCCCCCGGCACCGTCCGCTGGTGCCGGGGGCCGGGATGCCGTCTCCCGGGAAGATGCTCCCACCCCGTCGGGCGTCTGTCAAGCCGTCACATCGCGAACCCGAACCTGTTGGCCCAGGCCCTCAGGCCCTCGTCGGTGTCGAGCGAGGGTTCGTCGTCCTCCTGCGGCGGGGCGATGGCGTCGGGCTGGATGACCACGATCTCCTCGTCCTCCTGCGGCGAGGGGACGGAGGGTGCGCTGAGCTCCTTCTCCTCTTCCGGCTCCTCGGGGGCCGCAACCCGTTCGCCGTCGGGGGTGATCGTCCCCTCCCGGCGGGCCTGCGCCTCGTCGGGGCGCAGATCGACACCGAGGATGACGTCGCGCAGGATGGTGGTGATGTCGAGGTCCTCGAAGTACTCGGTCAGGGCCAGGAGGTCCTCAAGGTCGATCATGCCGCGGCTGAGGTGGCGGGGCAGCCGAGCGGTGGACTCGTACCCCGTGACCCTGCCCGCGTCCTTGATCTCGACGCCGTGGTCGAGGATGAACTCGCGCAGGAGCCCCTTGACCCGCTTGACCTGGTCCCGTCGCCGTAGCGTGTTCTCGGATGGCGCCGTGTGGGCGATCTCCGCCTTGCGCGCCCTGGCCTTGGCGAGGATCTCAGCTCGTCTCTCGTTGATTCTGCTCATGCTTCGTCTTCCTCTCTTCCGGGCCCGTTCCGTCCCGGGCCGTGGTTTCAGTATACAGTACACATCTGTTTCCTGCAAGCGGATGCCCCCGGTGCCGTAGACGGTCGACACCGGGGGCGTGCGGGGGAAGAGAGATGAGAAGCCCGCCGGGCAAGCGTACTACACCTTCAGCCCGGCCACGAGGTCGGCGCGCGACGTGATGCACCCCGCGGCCCCCTTGCGGGCGCCCTCCGCAGCCTGGGCGACCGAGGCGGGGATGTGGGCGATGACCGGCTTGCCGGTGGCCACCAGCGGCGCCCACACGTCATCCGACGCATCCCACTCCATCGACAGGAAGTCCAGGTTCGTGCCCTGGACGAAGTCCGGGTACCAGTTCTGGCCGCGGTTGCGGGCGTAGGCGTACCCCCAGGTCGCCCACCCGGCCTGCTTGACCTTGGCGAACAGCCACCAGGCGTCGGCGAACGCCTTGACGACGACACGGTCCTTGTAGTCCTTCAGCAGGGCCAGGTACTCGTCGGAACGGGCCATCTCCGTCTTGGGGTCGAAGATCGTCACGTGCGTTGCGCCGTAGGTCGCCAGGTAGTCCTTCAGCGTCACCGGCACGGCCTCGGGCCGAGCGGCGAACGCCGCCTGCACCTGGGCCCAGGTCATGTCCCGAATGGGCGTGGAGGGGCCTCCCAGACGCGCCAGAGTGGAGTCGTGCGACGCGAGCCACACCCCGTCGGAGGTCCGGTGGCAGGAGATCTCCAGGGCGTCGACACCGCACTCCACCGCCCGGGTGTACGCGGCCATGGTGTGCTCCACGACATCCCCGGCCCCGCTCATGCCCCGGTGCCCGATAACAAGATTCTTGCGCCCTGCGCCCGCCTCCTTCAGCGCAGAGACGGACCGGGCCCCGTAGGGCATGATCGACACCCCCGCCCGGGTGGCCTCGCCCCCGAACCGCAGGGGCACCGTCGTCCCGTCGAGATCCTCGCCCCCACCGGCGGCCTTCGCCACCAGGCCCACCTGCGCCCAGGCGGCCGGGGGATTCGCTCCGGCCCCGTCCGGGGGCTTGTCGGCCCCGCCCAGCACCGCGCGCACCGCCGACCAGGACTCCGTGGTCGACACGTCCGCCAGCCCGTCGGCGACGACGGCCCCGCCCTCAAGGGTCCAGGCCGCCATCTTGTTGTCCTTGGTGCCGTGGGCCGCCGAGACGAGCAGTCGGGCCGTTGCGCCCGCCGGGGCCGCGCCCAGAGTCGCGCTCCACTGCCCGGCGGCCGCCCGATCGACGTCGACACCGGCCAGGATGACGAGCACGGCCCTCTGCCTGGCGGTCCACGCCTTGGTCTTCACCCACCATTCCACGCCGCGGGTGTCGGTGGCCCCCGTCACCTTCCGCGTGGCCACGTAGCCGGAGCGGTTGGTGCCCCCGATCTGCGGCTGCCACGTCCCCGTCCAGCCCTCGGGAATGGGCGAGGGCGTCGGGTCGGCCTGGAGCTGGGCGGCCATGATGAGCACGGCCAAATCGCCGGGCTGGCTGGTGGCGGTGAGGGGGTCGCCGACACCGGCCTGGGCCCGCCCGACGGCCGAGGAGCGCACGACGACGCCCCCTTCGAGGGCCGCCTTCTCGCGCAGGACGAGGGTGCCGGACCTAGTACCAGCGGGGGCGTGTTCGCCGGTACGCAGGGTGATGACGGTGCCGGTCCCGGTGAGGGCGGGCAGGAGGCTGCGGATGGCGTCGGTCTCGGTGCGGAGGGCGAACCGCCTGTTCGCTCCGTCACGGGAGTACACGCTGAAGGTGGTCATGGCGCCCTTTCGTCTGTGCTGCCTTAGCACACATCCTACCCGCTCGCAAGCGACCGTGGTGGCCGGGGGTGGAGCCCCTGTACGACGGCTCTTCTTTTTTCTTCTCCGCGGTATGTAAGAGGTAGAAGTAGTAGTAGTAAGCGGGTTTTCCTGTGGATAACCCCACTTTTCGTTGGTATGACGCGGCTTTGCCTGTGGATGGCCGTGTGTACTAAAACGGTTTAGCTTGTGGGCGCAGAAGTGGACAAAATTAGGGGTTCTGTGGAGGGCCGATTAGAACGGTAGTTCTAATGGTCAGTTGCCCCCCGTCAGGAGGCCACTTATCCACAAGTTATCCCCAACTTCGTGCACAGGGCGTTTTGGCGGTTTTCCAACGAAAGCCCGAGCCCCTATGACCCCGACCACATTGGTGTGGCATGAGACACCCCTCAGCAACCAAGGTTGACACCACCTGTGGAAAACCCTGTGGAAAAGTGGCGGACACGAAGAACCCCCGGCACCCTTGTGAGGTGCCGGGGGCGCGGTTCGCGGTGCGGGGATCAGCCCTGCGCGACGGCGATGTCGGTCGCCTTGGGATCACCCAGTGCGGTGAGCACCGACAGCAGCGCCGCCAGCGCCGCCGTCGAACCCACCGCCACCCAGTTCACCTCGCTCAGAAGCGCCGCCGTGCCGATCGCCGCCACGGCCGCCTGGGCGAACGTCTTGGTCGCCCGCTCGGCGACCCCCATCCAGAATGTCTTCTTGCTGTAGGCGCCCACGGCGCCTCCTTCCTCGCGGTCCAACCTGTGTCGGCCCGGGGCCGACATCACCACAGTCTACCGGTGCCCGCCGTCGACACGTTCAGCGCCCGCTGGAGGGCCTTGACGGTGGCGGGGCCGTCGACGCCGTCGATCCAGTCGCCGAAGTCCCAGCCGTCGGGCACGTACTCCCTGTGCCAGGCCCACACGAGGAACTGGAACGCCTTCCACGTCCGCTCGCCGTCGATGCCGTCAACCTCAAGGGCCGGGGCGCCGATCAGATTGGACAGGTGAGCGGGGCCGACAGCCCCGTTGAGGAACCGCTGGAACGCCTCGATGCAGGCGGATCCGTCGTCGTCGAGCACGCCGTCGATGGGGGTGCCCATGACCTGCTGGAAGCGAGCGACGGTCCGTGAGCCCCACTCGCCGTCGACCTCCAGCAGCTCCTGGCCGTCGAGGGCCGTCTCGCGGGGCGCGGGGGCCGGAGGGGCCGAAACGACAGGGCCGCCGGAGGGGGCCAGCGCTCGCAGGGCCGCCTCGGAGGCGTGCCACACGTCCAGATCCAGGTCGCCCCCGTAGCCGGGCACCCGCCCCGTTCCCGTGTACTGGTGCATGCGCCCTTCGGTGCCCCAGGAGCCGTCCGTCCAGGGCGAGGCGTCCCAACCGGTGGGCTCCTCGTCGGCGTACTGCGCCACCCACGGCACGCACCCGTAGTCCTGGGCGACCTTCCACGGGTAGCTCCCCGAGGAGGCGTACAGGAGCACGGGCTTGCCCGTGGCCGACTGCACCTTGCCGACGATGATCGACAGGTACGCCAGGTTCCCCCAGGCCGAGTTCTCGATCGACTCCCAGTCGATGGCGTAGAAGACGTCGTCCTGGTGACCGGTCGCCCTGACGGCGTCCAGGAACCTGTTCGCCTCCGCGAGGGCGTCGTCGGCGTTCCCGTTGTCCCCGCCCCCGACGTAGTGGTACACACCGGTGGGCCGCCCCAGGGACAGAGCGGCGCCCAGCTGCTCGACGTGGTTCGGGTTGGTGGTGGCGTAGGCCCCGGCGTCCTGCGTCACCTTCACGATGACGAAGTCGGGGTTGACCGCGCCGATGTTGATGCCCGCCTGCCACTTGGAGATGTCGACACCGAGCAGCGGCCCCGGCTTGCCTCCGTTGGAAGGGGCGGGGGCGGACGAGGAGGAGGCGGAGGGCGGGGCGGGGGTCGCTTCCGCCCCCGCGTACCGGTGGCAGGACGTCCACGCACCACGCTGTGTATAAATATGCGCCGAGTAGGACACGAGCCGGGTCTCCCCTCCGGTCTGGTCGCCGACGGCCCCGCCGGTGATCTCCCCGCGCTCGTCGATCCACGCCTCGGCCAGGACCGGATCAGAGGGGTTGTCGTCCACGACCATGGCCACGTGCCCGACACCCCCCTCGTCCTTCGACGACAGGACCACGTCGCCCTTCCGGAAGCCGCCGTCGGGCGTCATGGCGGCGTCGTCCCAGTGGACCTCCCGCCAGCCCCTCGCCTCCAGCTCGGAGCGCATCGACCCCGTCCACGTGGACGCGGGCAGCAGGCGGGGGTCGCCGTCCCCCGCGTCCGCGGGCACGACACCGGCCGCCCGCAGACCCAGGTTGCAGGCCGCCGCCACCATGGCCGAACAGTCGGAGTCCACGGCCCCGGTCAGCCGAGGCGTACTGACATAAGACAGGTCCCGGATCTCCTCCCGGGTCCCCTGGTCGTAGCCGACACCCCCCTTCTCATCGGTGGCGCACCAGTACGCCATCCTCGCCGCGGCCTCATTCCCGACAACGCTCATGTCGTCCTCCTTCTCGTTCGTTGGTTCACGCTACGGCCTGACGGGCAGCGCCGTCGACAGGGCCCCCGGAGCGGCCTCCTTCGCCTCCATGATCCAGCCCTCGATCGCCAGCCCCGCCGCCTTCGACGCCGCCTTGGCGGCGTCGACGTGCGCCGCCGTCGTCATGCCCGCCCACCACAGCCCCGGCTTCTCCGGGTGGTTCTTGATGGCCGCCAGCACCTCCGGCTTGGAGGTGTCGTTCGACCGGCAGGCGATCATGTCCACGGCCTTCAGGGCGCCCACGTCCTCGGCGGTCCACGGCCCGGACGGCTTGTACGCCAGGCGGGGCAGCACTTTCAGCGCCGCATCCGCCTTCGCCTTGCTCCTGGCCGCGTTCAGCGTCCCGTTGGTGGCGACGATGACCCGCTCGGCGGCCCGGGCCCCGTAGCGCCCCAGCAGGTACTGCATCATCTTCTGGTCGTACACCCAGTAGTCCGCGATGATGTCGTTCGACGTGTCCATGCACTCCACGATGATCGGGGTGCGCGCGGGTGCGGCGTCCAGGATGTCGAGCGCCTCGCCCAGGGTCGCCACCACCCCGTTGACGTCCTCGACGGCCTTGAGCTGGGCGATGGTGGACTGGTTGATGCGCACGGCCGCACCGCCGCCCTTCGGGGTGATGGACGACACCGTGGACGTCACGAACCTGTCCGCGCCCTCGTCCTTGCTCATGCGCACGGGCAGGGCTGCGGACCCCCTCACGGCCGCGCCCTCCGGCAGCTGCGACAGCGCCCCCTGAAGCGCAGTGGCCGACAGCGCCCCCCACTTCACGCCCCAGCGCGCGTCGCGCACGTCGGCCAGCGCCCCCGTGGGCCGGGCGGGCGGCGGAGGGGGGTTGGGCCCCGGCGGCGGAGGGGCGGGCGGGGGCGCCGGGCGGACGACCACGGGGCCCTGCCCGATGATCCAGTCCCGGAGGGCTTGAGTTCCTTCGATGACCCGGTCCGCCAGCTCGACGCCGAACGCCTGCGCCCCGCCCACGTTCACGTGCGTCTCGTCGTTCATGAGCCACAGCGCCCGGGTCCCGCTGGCGGGGGTCTTGCCGACGGCCCCCCGCCCCGACAGGACCGCCGTCCTCCTCGACACCGGCGCCGACGGCAGGAACGACGCCAGGTAGGGGTCGGCGGCGTCGGGGTTCGCGCCCGGGACCCAGGCGTCGGCCGTCACCTCGTAGTTCACCCCGTCGTAGCAGATGATCTCGCCCCGCCCCCAGTGCCGGTTGGGCGATGAGGCCGGGTCCCACCTGGTGGCCGGGCTGGTCGCGACACCGAGCCAGTCACTGAACCAGATCCCATTCGTGAGGCCCCCGGCGGCTTCGACACCCGCCTTGACCGCGGCGGCGCTCTTGTGGCTGGAGCCCGCGTAGGTGCGGTACTCGGAGGTGGGCTGGGGCCCGACGACGATGATCGGCAGGGCGGGGGCCCGGTCTCTGACGCGATCGACAAGGGCCTTGACGGACTGGCTGATGGCTCTGGGGCCGGAGGCGGGGTCGGCCGGGGTCGGGGGCTGGTCGATCGCCCAGTTGTCGTTCACGGAGCCGACGACGACGAGCAGGGACGGGTGGGCGTCGAGGACGGCGTCGACACGCTCAGGGGCGCTGAAGAACCCGGTGCTGCCCTGCGGGGAGGGGACATGGGCCCAGCCCGTGGACCCCTGCCCGCTGACCGCGGCCCCGACACCGAGCCTCTTAGCGGCGACGGACACCATGGTCGCCTCCTCGGGGGCGCCCCCCTGGCCTCCGGCGCCGGGGGTGCTCCAGGAATCGCCGATGAACCCGACGACGAGGGCGCTGGGGGTGCCCGGGCCCCCCTGACGGGGCAGCATGTTCGACAGGAGCAGCTGGGCCCGCACCTGCTCCTTGAGGGTCCCTATCTCGGCCCCCTGGGCGACCTGGGCATTGGTGAGGGCGTCGACACTCGCCTTGGGCGCGAAGCGGTTGTCGGCGCCCCTCTTCGAGTACACGTCGTAGGTCGTCATGGTCGGGGGCCGTCCTCGTTCGTCGTCGTCATGGTCGGGGGCCGTCC